ATAACGGAACACCATTGATTGCGCCAGCAACAGCGTTTGGAAGTGAGGTCAAGCCCATTCGTACGCCGTCAAATACATCAACTGCTACAACTTCAATCTCAAGTACAACAGGAGCCATGTTGGTTGCTCCTTTAAAATAGATGACAGTTATACCAGCGGTATCTAACGCAGCATTAGGTATGTCAAATCTATAGAGGCCGGGCATATTCGTGGCATCTACTTCTTTGAACCCACCTGTTGACCATGCTGTTGTAATTAACGCAAGAGTAGCAAGTGTGACTGATGTTGCAGCACCTAACGCACCTTTGCGGTAGTAACAGGTTAATCCAGCAGAGTTAAATACCAATCCAGTTAAACCAGCTCCAACTGTACTTGATGAGTTCAATACAAAGATATCTATGGTTTGAGAAGTTGAGCCAGATTTAATCCATCGCTTACTCATGTTAGCCTCTCATTCCGCCAGTCATGCCGGGATGAACTAACATGCCGCCAGTTGATCCACCTGCATCAAGAGCAACAACTATTGCTTGCATAGCAAACAAACGGTTAGTATCTTGTGTCCATGCACCAGCATTGGTACGTGATGTGTATTGAACATCATCAGCAGCTCCAAGAATAGCAGTCTTATCAGCATCTGTCCTAAACGTAAAATACTGAACAGGCCCCATAGGAGTAGACGTAGAAGGACGTACAACAAGTCTATAATACGATCCAGCCGTTAACGTAGGTAACGTAGTTCCAGTAAACAGATAATTATAAGCACCATGAGTTGTTTGATTTTGAATGCTAGAGTCTGCTGTAACAGATGCTAATACTGTTGTTCCATTTGTATCGTAAAGAATGACATCAAAATCTGCTGCAACTAAACAACCTAATCTAACTCCAGATATTTGATATGTACTAGTAGTACCAGTTGCAAACCTAAAGTACATTCCATACTCGTCGGGTGTAGCGCCTTGATCATTATTTATTGACGCTACTGTTTCATATGGCTGACCGTACGTTTTAGTCGATGACCTGTATAGGAACGTTGGGCAGTCTACGGTGTTATCAACATTAACACCACCAGTAAGAATCCCAGTGCTGTATGGAAAGTTATATGACGGGTACGTTGACACAAATCCTGTTCTTATGTTTATAAGATTGCCTGTATCCCATGTACCAGCGTTAGCATCAGCGCAAATACCGAATACAGTCCCTCTCGTAATTGTCACAGGTGTTGTCAATGTTGCGATTAAATTTTGATTTATCGTAATTCCTGTTGTGGCATTAAACTGCTGATAAGCGGTTCCAGCTGCACCACTAAACGTAGCGTCTGCCCATGTGGGTGTAGGCGTTGTAGTTGGAAAGCCTGTTGTTGCATCAATATACGTAATGCCTAAACGAAAGCCAGTTGCAGTGTTGCCTGGGCTTCCAGTCCTAGTAGTAACATGACAGCCTACAGCAGTAATGGTCATATCTTCGTCTGCTTGACAGATCCATACTTGTATGTCTCCAGTACCGTTTATCGGGATGTTTGTCGCAGCAGTAATAGCACCACCTTGAGGCATAATTACTCGTGGATACAGAAAGTCAATTTCTGTTAGAGCCATCTACTCACTAACCTTCTTAAGGGCCTTCTCAATAAGGATGTTAAAAGCTTGAACAGTTCTAAGCCCAAGTGTGCCAAGCAGAAAGGATAAGCCAATCATCTGATGGGGTTGCTCCCATCCAATTTGTTTGGCAACCATAGGAGTCAAATAAATGGCAGATGCTGTGCCAGACAACACCATAATGATTCCCTGCATTACTGTTTTAATTTTGTGCCAATCGGTACCAATGATTGCGCCAATAAACCCGGCAAGCAATTGATTCCAATCAAAATGCAACTTATCCATCACGTTGTCCTGTCGTTCCACTGGTTTCTTGTCCCTTCAGCATTGTTATTGCATTATCACTGGTGGGATTGAGTATGGACCACCGGCTTGTCTCAATCCGGCATCCAACTGCATATAGAGCTTCATTCGCCCTTCGTTATACCAATTCTTCCAGAACAGTCTGTTACCAAGTGTTGGATCATCGATGTTCTTCATAATAAGTTTTGTGGCTACCCACGCTGGAATCATCTGCTTCATTAAGTCATCAGGAATAAACGACAAAGATGTTCCGGTAGCGTTAGTAATATTAGGTATGCCGTAACCGTACACCTTGACAACTGTAGATGTTGCGTTTGAGGAATATGGATAGAGATTAACAGAGTAGTTGTCCATCCTGTACCAGTTAGTAATACCTGTAGATACTGCAACTACTGTAGATGCATAATTCAAATCGTTAGCGCGAACACTAGATTCAGATGCGTGTACAAGTCTGGTTGACCCAATGTATGCATCAGTAACAAACCACATCGTAGAAGACGCAGGACTAGGGTTTGACATACTAGTAAGCAAAACATTCCTGGTGTTCGTTGTGTATGTAAGATCACCTGATACCTGGAACGTCACGCACGTTCGACAGATTTCCGATACGGCTTCACCAATGAAACCTCTGATAGTAGTGTCTGAATCATTAGGCGCAGTTGCAGTGCCATCACCGGCGCTCACAATGCCCAACGTAGAGTTAGTTGCTTCGTTCAGCAGCTTGTATGTCTCAGTTGTTAATTCCGCCATTGTGAGAGCCATTACACTGGTCTCCTTGCATAACTTGCCGCGAACGATTCAACCATGCCAAGCCGATCAGTATATTGGGCCTGGTACAACTGAAAGCCATCAACATCTTTAGATTGCATTGCCCTTTGAGCCAGAACACCATAGACAAGACAGTCGTGCGCCACCGCAGGTAACGGACATTCTGTAGCGTCTGTAATAGTCTGAGCAACTCCATTAGAATCGTAAACCCAGTAATCTCCAGGGATTGCATATCCTTCAAGCATTAACCCTTGTGTAATAGCCGATGCCGGTGGTGGGTACACAGCCACCTTGTTCATCCCGGTAAACACGGCTATTGTTGGGAATGCAGATGATCCGTCATTGCGGACCATATCAACCTTACGGTTGTAAGCGTCTAGAATGCGCATACGTTGCCAGTCACCGCCGGTGTTTTTAACCTGGACGTTACGTACGCGATAGATATCAGGAGCGCAGTACTCTGATGTATCAGCAGCCAGATCAAGATACCTTCTGCCTGTAAAGCAGTCAGTTGACCTGGCTATCTGATTAGTGACTTCCAAAATGAGGAGGTCAAGACCAAACGGATCCTGGTCCGAATCCGAACCAAAATAGTGCCGTCCAAGAAGACGGATGCGCCGTTTGATCTCACCTCGTGTCATTAGGAATAGGCTCCATCTCGGCTTGGCACCAAGTCAAAACGAGCAGATGGAACAGTAGGGTTTACACCCGATGGGAACGTACACGTTACCCACCCACGAACGTACTTGTATACATCCTGACCAATTCCATTTAGATCAATAAAGCCACTGATTGTTGGAACGGTAAAGAAATACTCTGACATTGGAGAAAGTGCGCGTGTCACAAACGTACCTGTTGAAAACGCCGTTGTTGGTGCAAACGCAGTACCACCAAAGGTTGTTGCAAGAGTTACAACATAACCAGCGTAGTTTTGTGAGGTGATTGAGTTTACATACAAAACTGTTCCTGCCGTCAACGATGCTGGGTTTGCACCAGCAACCGTTGCACCAGACACAACAAGTGCATCACCAACCGCTACGGATACAGATGCAGGGTAGTAGCGTGTGACAGTTGGAGTACCAGTACCAGTACCAACTACAGGAACGCCGCCTGGAGTAAGGCTAACCTGAATAGTACACGTACTAGTTGCAGATGGCTGTGATGCAGCGGTTGGAACAGACGAGATGACGTAATACGGTACACCTGTTGTAAAACCGTTAGCAGTCGCACCAAACGTAACTACATCACCAATTGAAACTACAGGTGCAGTGGTTATGGTAGCCGAAGCTGAAACACCTGCTGTAGACGATGACGTTGCATAGTTAAGGTTACATGGCGTAGTTGCGTTGGTTGCATATACCATCGTGTAAACGTCATGTGTGCGAAATGCTTGCGTTTCAGTTGGTGACTGATGCATAGCGGTCCACGTAGAACCATCTTTACTGACATCGTAACCAAACTGAAAAGCAGATGTCGTTGCTGCACCAGGCACGGCAGCGTAAGTAATACCTGGAGCCAACATAAACCGACCAAACAAACTGTTACTGCCGTTTGACCCAAATGGTTCAAGTGATACAGGAGGCGAGTAATATTTTGTGCCAGATGTTGAGATAGTGAATGCAGATGCAATCACGCCTCCCGATTGTAGCAAAAAGTCTTTTGCCATACGTTTCCTTTCAAAAAAGAGGAGGGTTTCCCCTCCCCTTTAACTTAGATAGCTCCGTCTTTAGCGTTAACCATTGCAGCCGTAGCATTCAATGTAATTGTACGGTTAGCACCGGTAGTACCACCGCCAGTTACACCTGGCCGACAAAGCAAACGAACACGGAAGTAACGATAGTTGTCTTCAGCAGCTCCAGAAGAGTTCTGTGAAATCGTACCGGCTGGTGCATAAAGTGGGACATACAACTGTACCGATGCATCACTGCCAATTGTGACACCACCTGCTGCGTAAAATACGCGAGAAGCAGCTATGTCAATAGGCAATGTTGAAACAATGCTGTAGTTAGTACCATCTTTACTTGCTTCAACAACTGGATTGAATGTCCAGTAGTTTGTAGCATCAGCAAGTGTTGTAGAAGAACTAAGAGCTGTTACGTTGATGTTGACCTTTGCAAACATTTCCGAACGGTTATTTTGACCACCAATTGCTCCGAGGTCAATTACCGTTGGAAAGATCTGCGAGGCAGGTCCCGTAACGTAACTTGTGGTGAAGGTTGGAGTACCAGAGTTGGCTTCTGCCAAGGCAGACAACGCCAATGCTCCAAACTTCAAGAGATAATCTTGTGCCATCAGTTACTCCTTATGCAACCTTGATGTTGTAGACACGTCCTACAGCACGAACGTGAGGCATCCAAAGACCAACACCCCAGTCAAAAACGATGTTGTGAAGAACGCCGTTTTCCTTAGAAAGACCAAGGTACGTAGGCTTGAATGGACCGCTCTGCCATCCTGTTGCATAGCCGGAGCCATAACGAACAGCATAGATGGATTCCAAACCAGTAGCCGAAGAAGCTTCAACACCAGCTGCGGTTTCATCTTTAAGGACGTGAGTCACACCGTCTGCGCGGCGTCCAACAGAACGAACAGTTGCAGCTTTGTACTTTTCGACAGGACGATCAAACGAGTCCTTCGTAATGTCGAAGCCTGCGCCTATGCCCATATTCCTGATGGCCCATTCAATACGCCGCTTGACGCGCTCTGATACGTAAAGAACTACTCCATCTCCGTCCGGACTGTTCATGTTGTCCAACAACTGCTGGATGTAAAGCATCATGTTGTTAGCAAGAGCAGAAGCCGAAGTAGCTGTCGTAAGGTCCGTACCAGCGGCATTGACAGACATTTCACCAGGGATATCAAACTGATCTGGGTTAGCAAGACGATAACGAAGTCCAGGGAAACAATCCGTATCGCCGGTAGCGGCGGTCGGATCATTGTTTATGAATTTCGTATTGAAATCATAAGCAAACGATTCCATGAAAATCTGAACCTGTGCTTCAATTGGATCAACAATGTTGTTAGGCTGATCAAGAAGTACGTGGTCTACCTGGATCTTGTTACGAACAAGATACATGGATTCTTCGTACTGTTTTGGTTTGCCCTTGGAAACCGTTGGTTCCTCGTTGACCGTTGCCCAGTTAATCGTCGGAAGCGAACCCTGTTGGTTCGTAAACCGAACGCCAACTTGGCGAAGGGATGGAGAGGTTGTCAAAGGAATGTCCTTAAGAGCATTCCAGGTCTTGTGAAGAGCCTTCGTAATTTCTTTTACGAGAGGGTCGTTAGAGATGATTGCCTGATCGGCAAGAGTAAGAGCCTGTGTATCAAGCAGGACTGCACCAGATGCAATTGCCATAATTTTCTACCTTAAAGAGTGTTTTTGCCCCGAACAATTCCAAGCAACGCACCAATCGAAGAACCTCGCTGTTGTTGTACTCCACGGCCTGGTGGTGCTGGCACTGCTGTGTTTGCATTTCCCATTGGTTGCGGACTACGCTGCGATCTCGATAAGCGGCTTGTAATCTCAGGAACAAGACTACGAGTAATTGTACGCACTTGCTCATGTACTGCTTGAGCCGCTTGTTCTGGAGAGAACCCAGCGGAGATCAAGTTATCCACAAGTTCAGGCGCACGTTGTGCCAGTGGGTATTGTTGAACAGCATAATCTCGTTGCTGAGACAACATATACTGGTTGACCTGAGCCATCTGGCCTTCGTACCGTTGCTGCATAATTTCAGCTCGGGCCTGGGCTTCTGCCAGTTGTGGATCAATTAGTTGTTGATCCGCCATCTGGCGATATCGGTTTTGAATTTGGTATTCACGTTGTTGTTGCTCTTGTTGAGCAAGCATTGCATCTACCGCATCCGCATCCTGATATCCCTGGGACTCAAGGTTTTCAATGACACGACCCCAACGATTGAATCGTTCCTCATACTCGGTGGCTTGACGCGCTCGCTCATTGACTTCACGGAATCGCTCGTATGGCACCGCCCCAGGTTCTTCCTGTTCTTGTGCATGAAATTGATTGTTGTCAATACCAAGCAGTTCATCAGTTAGTGAGTCGTAATCCGTCTCATCAACTTCAGCAACTTCGTCATAACCATCGTCCGCAGTTTCGTAACTTCCGTCAGTCTCACTTGTCGCCCATTGTGAGTTATCTTCAAGACCGGCGTTATCTTGAATGAAGTCTGCAACTGCGTTTCCCAAACCGCCTGGTGCTTCCGCTGGTGAATCGGAAGTTAGTGTCACCATCTCTTCAGGCATTTATGTCTCCCATTTTAGCACGACTACTTTTGTTGTTTTTGCACTTTTTGTGCAGGGGTCGCGCCCTTGCTATTACCACTGGAGGTAAGAGCATCTTTTGCGATGTCAGCAATCTGCTTTGTCGCGTAATCTTCAGAATTTAAACCGGCTTGCACTTGCATTTTTTCCATGTCAGCTTGATGCTTCATTTGGAATAGTTGCTGTTGCTTCTCTAAGTCAAGTTGTGTTTTCATCTGCTCGGCTTCAGGATTAAACGGAGCCTGTTTAGGCTGTGACTGTAAAGCCATTTGCTGTTGTTGCATAGCCATCATCTGCTGTTGCATCTGGGCTTGCTTCTGTTGTTGCATAGCCAAGACTTCCAGGATGTCAGTTGTCTCTGGTAACTGAAGCATCTTGACGGTAAGCGCGTTTGTATCTGCATCAGTCGGATCACCAAAGAGACCCATCTGGCGAAGCATGACAATCTTCTGTAGTTTCTGATCCGGGCTATCTTGCATGGATGAACCAGGAATGTAAACAACACGGAATTGTCCACCTTCACGAATAGCGTCAAACGTAATCAATCCCTGCTTGATGTTATTCTGAGGATTGACTTGGTCATCAACAGATCCAATGAACGGAGTGACTGCAAACTGGGATACCAGTGAAATCTCCCATTCTTTGATCTTCTGAATACTCTTTTCGATGTCAGCCCTGATGTATGAATGCTGTGTATTGTCAGCACGTTGCAATAAGCGTACGGATTCCGCTGGCGTTCCTGCTTGGGCCAGGCCCTGGGATACGTCATGCAACCCAGCAATGTCCGCCATGTCCTTCTCCAATGTTTGCATCATTGGGAAAAGATCGGCAGAAATACCGGGTGCGCGTTGAATCTGCGGAGGTTGAGAACCTCGATCGTAGTAAACCTTTCGGTAGATACGAGACTTGTCATCAATGTCTTCTGCGGCTTGATCAAATGCGTCTGCGCCGATACGGCTAAGGCGCTCAACCATGATGTAGTCTTTGTTGACTTCAAACTGCTCTAGAGCTCTTGAATAAAGTCGGTTGTACATTTGCTGCAATGGACACAAGTCAAACCCCAGACTGTGTCCGTACGCGGTACCCGATCGTGGTTGCCATCGCAGTGGAATGAAGGGAAAGTCGTCTTTCTTTTCGTATGGCCAAACACCTGCGTGAAGTAATGCGCTATTAGTACTAACGATATAGCGTCCATCTGTATATTGTGCAGTTGGTCTCTCCCAGTACTCATACACGATTGCGGCGTGTTTCTTAGAGTCCATGTTGTTCATCCTGGCAGACGATGGTTGTACCCATCCATTACCAGAACCGTTTGCGCCTTCCAGGTACGCATCAACATACCCAGAGTTTTGTCCAGCAATAGCGTCCGGCTGTACGGCTTTACCCGCTTCACCGTAGTTGTCCGTAAACCAAGACAAAGGCTTAATGCTGGCATGAATCATCCAGCGAATATCTTCGTCGCGTTGTGCTGTCGGATCAATCAGTACGTTAAAACACGGGATGATTTCTTCTTCAACATCACCAAGCGGTAGTGATTCGTATCCATTGATGTTTCCATCATCGATGGACATCTTTGGCATTACGACTTCGGACTTGGCGTTCCAGTAGATCTTGACGTAACACGTTCCAGTTACGCAAGCCCAGCGAACACGTTCCTTGGTTTGTGTTTCACGATCAAACTTTCTTGTGTAATGACCGGCAATAAAGTTGGCTTCGTCTGCAGCAGCTTGGTCTTTAGGGTTCATGCTGAGTGGGACAGCACGAGCATCTGGAGCAACCTGGGTCAACTTGCCGACAACGCCGTCGAGCAAAGGACGCATTTTGTTGACCGTCATGTAGCGGTTAGGTTCTGACGGGTTCTGCAACTGCACCAGGTTACGAGTCTGAGAGTTGATGCGGAACCACTGCCGACCTTCAAAGAATGCTAATGCTTGCGCCCACTCTAGTTCCATTTCCTGGCGAGCGCGGTACGCACGATCAAACTCACCCTTGATAAACGAAGTGATCTTGACTGCTTCTTCTGGTTGTTCACCAGGATCAACTTTCCATTTATTGTGTTCGTGATCGATGCCAAGTTCATCTGGGTCATCAAGTTCAAGGTTGCCTGTGTCAAAACTACCTTGCGTACCAGTAGCCTTTGGCTTCTTCATAGCCATAATGCTCTGCTTGATAGTTTGCATACCAGGTGGGTTGAGACCAACAGCTTGAGACCGGTTAAACATACCAGGCTCGGCTGTTTTCCGCTTAAGAGTAAATAGCGGGTTTCTCATAAGTACCTCTCACCTTGTTTAATCCGATCAATTCGTTGCTGTTGTTCCATGCGAAACCATCGTACGTCACGGTAAGTCAATGCTGAAAATGTAGCAATAACAACCAATAATGCAACTTGAATAATACCATTGAGCATTAAACGTAACTGTCCTCATCTTTACCACTGAGCCATGCTGGCTTCCACGGTCCGGCTTTAGATACCTCTGGACAAGTGACTGGAAACTCACGCCACATAACACCATAACGACAAGAGTCTAAGGCGTGATCTGACTTGGTTCCGCTGTCCAGGTCTTCTGGGTCTTTAGGGTCGCACATGGCTGCTTCCATTTCACGGATTAAGTTAGGGCAACCATTACGAACAATAACAAACCTTGGGAATGCTTTGCCATCTTTCATGCGAACAGCAACGAGCCATTCCTGTAGTCGGCGCCATCCAGCCTTTCGATCTTTGACCGCACGAACAGCAGGAAGACCACGGCGCCACCAAACCTCAACCGGGTACTCACCAATGCGTTGTGCAACATTCTCCGGTGGAAACGTGTTGCCGTAGTCAAACGCAATTGCTTCAAGTTTTGTATTCCACGGTCCATCTTCCATCTTAGGTTTCAATGGTTTCGCGTACTCACGTGCTTCAAGCCATTTAAGCAGTTTCATCGCTTGCTGACTACTTACATTGCCTGATTCGTAAATCTCACCAATGACATAGATGGTTTCATTCTCGTCACTGGCATAGATGATTGAACAGGCTGGGCTGGCTGTACCAAAGTCATGACTTGCCCAGATGCGCCACCAAGGCTTTACATCAACGTAGTCAACAACGTGCCACGGCTGTCCTGTGCTGTCATATGGTTTAAACTGCGGGAAGAACCTACCGCCTACGCCAACTTCATGTTGGCACTCACGTAGGAAGGAAAGGATGCCGTAGTCATCAATCTCGCGTTGGCACACTGGGATATTCTTGTGAGACCACGTTGCAGTCCCGCCAGTAATCTTGTATCCAGTACGCCCATCTTCACGCTCAATGGGTTCATATGTCAATCCTTCGATTGCTGGCACGATAGGGCTTTGTATGCGTTCCTGGAGTGCATCTAGTTCACCATTGAGAATCTGTGCCATTACGCTATTGGCGTGAATCTTGTTCTGTACAAACGCGATAGCGCAGTCCGTACTCTTAGCCGGAAGGATTGTCTGAGTGATTGTGGCTATCTTTTTCTCAACGCGATTAACGCTATCATCAAGCTCATCAATGTCGTCAAGGATAATGAAATCAGGACGTAGGTGATCAAGTTTGACACCACGCGCACCAGTGTCCAAACCGAACGCAAGAACGTTAAAACCGTTGGCTGTGCGGAGTTTGGAAGCGTTCCATCCTTTGGAGAATCCATAACGGTTCAAAGCCCTTTCAATACCACAACGCTCCATCGTGTGGGCAATATCAGATACGTGTCTATCTGCCGCTTCTTGAGTAGAACAGACATACAGTAAGAATCGTTTTGATCCTTTGACTGCAATACGTGCAGCGATGTGTTCCATCGTTGTGGACTTACCGCCACCTCGGAACCAACACTCAATTAGAGCGGGTGGGACAACGCCAGGTTCTATACTCTCTGCCCACTCCCAGGCCCGCTTATGATGTTCTCCAAGTGAAGAAGACATAGCGTGAGGTGCATACGTCCTTAGCCACGTAGCGTAATCCATTGATGCGCCGTCAATAGCAGCTGCACGTCCTGAGTCGTAGTCACCAGTTTCAAGCACGAGTTGTATCTGATCTCCCATTGCTTCAAGCAACGCTTCAGCCAACGGCTTATCGTTTCTAGTGAAGTGACGAAACTCTTTGGGCGTGTTGCGCTTTAGTTGTTTAGCGTTCATCTACGATTACGGCATCCTCTATTGATTCATCGGTTTCTTGTTTGTGCGATTTCAATAACTTATTTATACCAGTCTTGATAGCCATCAATTCGTCCGCATTACGTACGCAGGACTTGACAACCTCAACAACTTGCATAATCAGCATGAATGCTTGATCGGCTTCGAGTACGTATGACTTCGTCTGCATCATCCGTTGTTCTGCTTCAACCAGGTCAGTACGGCGTTCAATAAGATCGAGTACGTCTTTAGATGCTGCAAACTCATCAAGTCTCTGTGTAATGGACTCACCTAGTTGTTCAAAGCAGTCGATGAAGTCAGGGCTACCAAGTTTACTTCGGCAGAGATTGTATGCTGCCTCTATGCGCTTGTACTGTTCGATACTAACGCCTTCTGCTGCTGCTTCGGCACGTTTATCCAATAAGGCAGTTAGATAGGCTGTATCGTCACGTAGTGAGAAAAGGTCTGGGTCTTCTCGGTAGTCATCCACCTTCTCAAGTAACTCTTTACCAATAGACTTGAACCGACGGCGGTGCTTCTGATACGCATGAGCCAGGGCTTGTGGTCGTTCTGATTTGACCATATGTTTCATGCCGTGTTGCGGACAATACTGTTGTCCTTTGATGGATGCACTACGACACCGCGCCTCTTTGCCTTCGCGAACGATAGTTCCTTCGCAGAGTTTAACGACACCCATGCTCGTACGGCGATACCAGATACCGTCTTCTTCAAACTCTGTACCTGCTTGCAGTTCACTCATGCACGTAAGTATACGGCAGACAAGAAAAAAGGGGAGCGTTTGCTCCCCTTCGGTTACTTCCTTGCCATTCTTGCTTCAGCAGCTGCTCGCATGACATCGTAATCGGTATTACCTTTGTAGGTACCAGTGTCTCGATACTTGCCAAGCAATGCTTCACCAAGACCAGACTTCTTACCTTCAAGGGTTTGAGTAATCCCTTTGTCAGCACCATATTCTTTAAGCGTCAGATCTCCAACAACCTTCTTGTTGAACCGCTCGCGCAGTCGCTGTTGATCGTCTTCACTAACCTTGTCACGGCGGAACATATGTTCCAGGTACTTGCTTCCAGATGTAGTACCCTTTTGAAGTGAGTAGTCAAACGCTTCACCAAGGTAACTATCAGGTTTACGAACAGCATTACCATTGCCACCAGCTTCTGGGAAGTACCTAGGTTCGTAAGGCTTTTGTCCACCGACTGGCTTATTGCCACCAGATGCAGCTGGCGCAGTTGCTGCTAGTGTTGCTTTTGGTGCTTCAAGTTTCGACTCCCGTATATGTGTGCTTAATTGCATCGGGGTCATTTTTTTATCTTCTGGATGCGCAGCCATATGTTGTCGATATGGTTCGCCACCATATTTATCAATCATTCCAGCAGCTTGATACATTGCATCTACTTGTTTTATGCCGGTGCGTCCCTTACCTAAATTACTAACAAATTTATTTATGTTATTGAGGAAACCAGGCTTTGGAATGCTTTGTGTCAAACGCGATGGGACATTGGCAGTTGGACCAGCACCACTTGGAGGCATTTGCTTAAACTGCGCTGGCATCTTTGACTGATTAATAGCACCGGCAACATTAGTTCTACCTGGTGCAGTTGGACCAGCACCACCTGGAGGCATCTGACTAAGTTGTGCTGGCATACCACCAGTTGGTTTTGCTCCAGTAGCCGGTTTGAAATTAGAGCGCGGAGAAGGACGTGGAACACCACGAGTACCTTTACCAGTGGCTTTAGCAGTTCCAGCTGGTGCGTAACGCGTACCGGCTTTTTTAGCACTGCCACTGGTTGAGGATTTTGATGCCATGTCTTGTGCAGCTTGTGCCGCACCAGATAGTTGCGGTTGTACACGTCCTGGTAAACCTGCACGGGTAGCAAGACGATTTGGATCGAATTTAGACCTTACGTCATAAATACTGCCTTGCCCTGGGCGTATTTCCGTACCACCTGGACCTTTTACCGGTGGTCGTCCTCCACCAGGGAGATAACTTTCACTGTATCCAGGCCTTGTATAGGTATTAATTGGACTTTCTAATATCTTACTTGGCATAGGTGGTTGCAATGGTGAAGGCCTGAATTTAGGTCTAATAGGACTACCTGCCAAGCGACTTGGTGCAAGTGGCGTAGGTCGTGCTTGCGTTACTGGAGTTTTAGGCGCTGATCCAGTAGGTTTTCCACTTGATCTTGGAGCAGGACGTGGAACACCTCGTGTGCCTTTACCTGTAGCCTTAGCCGTACCGGCTGGAGCATAACGTGTACCGGCTTTTTTAGTACCACCACTTGGTGGTTCTGGTTGATTAAATAAATCGCCAGTTTGTGGCATAGTTGAACCTCTTTTATTAAAACTGTCTACTGATCTAACAATAGCAGGAGGACGATCAGTTGATATTCGTCCACGTACGTCACCTGCTGTACCAGCAGGAGTTTTTAAACCAACACCTTGTGGTCTAGTATTACCAAACGCAGCACCACGGACTTTTCGTCCGACTTTGTCTTGGCGTCCTTGTGTAGCATTATGCAAAGCCAAGGCAGTAGCACCACCACCAACGGCAGTCAACGCCATAGCGTTTGCCATGTTGCCTTTAATGTTGGTGGTTGAATACTGACCTAGGGATTTGTTTTCTGCGCGTACTTTCCTGTCGTTATCTTGCTCAGTGAACAGTTTTAGTGTTTGACTATACTTTGTTCCATCTGGGCGTTGAATAATTCGATAAAAGCCCTTGTTGTCTTTTACCGTGTCAATTACTTTATGACCTTTAGGAATGTCTGGCATACTAGCAGTTCTTTTTGCAGTTAGGGCATTTGCATCCCATTGGATGAGCCTTCTTCACGCCCATCATGTCAGACATAGTCTTTGCCGGTTTCATAGTCTTTACTGTCTTAGCCATTACTTTGCCCTCGCTCTTCCTTTATAACCTTTACCAATAATCACATTGCCATCAGGCTTTATGTGTTCCTTGCGTTCCATCATCATGATCTGTCCCATAGATGGTGTACGCTTAAGTCCGTGTTCCTTCTTCTCCATCATCTGCATCTGCGCTTTGGTTGGAGCCTTCTTCAAACCATGTTCGCGGCGTTCAATGTCGGGAAGATCACGTGTAAATGTTTGCGCGTGGTTGATATTTTTATTCATTAGCAGTTCCAGGCCCGAAGACTCTTATTGATGCGGCTGTTCGGATCTTTAGCCGTCTTTGCAGACGTGTTGACTTTCTTCATGCCTTCCATCCTGGCACAAAATGACTTACGCCTAGACGCGTCTTTTGGTGTCTTTGGGTTTGGTGCTGGTGGCTTCAGATTGAGTCCTTCAGACTTTTTGAAATGCGCACGACCAGCGGCATTCAGTCCACCTGATGGGTTCTGATATTTTTTGACTACGCCCATATCATGATTGTACATTAGGAATGGACTACCGCTTGCACCTGCAAGTATGCAAGTATATACTTCCCGTATGCTGTCTTCGGTTATTTATGATGACCTTTGCATTGATGCGTTGCTATATCGATCCACTAAACCGGTTGCCAAAACAGATAAGCAATATGTCAAGCGAGTGCGCTTTGAATCAGGCAGGACTGTGTGTGACACACCCTGCGTTGGTTTGGCTTGCCCAGGGCATAAGTATCAGGTCGAATTCTGTGAGATTCGTGGGTACAAAGGCAAAGCTGCATTTATCGCATACAACGAGGACGATCGGCAGAGTATTGAGTTCTACAAGGATGACATCTCTGCCGATAAAGCATGGACTAACATTATGAAGAGGTACAAGAAATGAGCGAAGAAGTAGAAGAAAAAACCGAGGAAAAGAAACTGGCATTCGAGTTGTCTGCCAGGGAATTGGAAATCCTTAAGATGCTTCCATCTCAACGGACCGCAAAGATGATGGGTGTATCTATGAACATCTCGCATCGCACTGTTCAGTTTCACATGGACAACCTGTATTGGAAGTTGGGCGTCAGTGGTCAAGGAGCGCGTGATCGTGCTGTACGCAAGGGTCGCACGATGGGCTTCATCGACTGATGCGGTACCTAAGCGTTTGCAGTGGTATAGAAGCTGCGAGTGTAGCCTGGGAGTCTTTAGGTTGGACTCCCGTAGGGTTTGCTGAGATTGATGCATTCCCATCCCGTGTCTTGGATCAACACTATCCTGGTGTCAAGAACTACGGCGATCTAACCAAGTATAAGGAATGGAACATTGCAAGAGGTTCAGTTGACGTTCTTATCGGAGGCACCCCCTGTCAATCCTTCTCAGTCGCAGGACTCAGAAAAGGAATGGATGACCCACGTGGTAACCTCGCCCTTGCCTTTGTCGGTCTGGTTGACCACGTACGTCCTGAGTGGGTCATATGGGAAAACGTCCCTGGTGTCCTGTCGAGTAACGGAGGACGGGATTTTGGAGCCTTCATCGGGGCGTTGGTCAGTATCGGGTATAGCGTGTCCTGGCGAGTGCTGGACGCTCAGTACTTCGGAGTCGCGCAAAGACGCAGACGTGTCTTTGTTGTCGCGCACTCTTCAGGCGATTGGCGACATCCATCCTCGGTATTATTTGAGCGCGAAAGCGTGTGTCGGAATCCTGCGGAGGGCAGAAGTAAGAGGAAGACAACTGCCGCCAACCCTCAAGTTGGCACTGGAATCGATAGCAGTAACGATGACGGAGAGTTAATTGCTGTTGCGTCCGGTCAAGCAAAAGCGGAAATCATAGAAGGTGATCTTTCTCCTACTATTACGTCTGTCAAAGATCGTCCATACATAGTAGACACAACGGCTTACCGTAAGTCTACTCGTGCTACATCTGCTGACGGATACGAGACGTGGGTAGAAGCAGATGTCAGTAATACACTTAATTGTTTTGACATCGGTGATATCAGATCAACGCACACCATAGTCCAGGCGTATGAAACCCACCCGGCTGACAGTCGTGTGAAAGAGATGGGCGAGACGTGCCAGACGGTTGTAGCCAGGTTTGGCACTGGTGGTGGGAATACACCAATCGTTAGCCATACCTCTGTCTACAGCGTCCGTGAAGACGCTAAGGCTAACACGTTCAGTGCGACAGAGAGTGAAGTAGCAAACTGCTTACAAGCTGCGCAACCAGCAACAACAAGTCATCATGCAATTAACTATGTTGTGCAAGGCGCCATACCAATCCAGGATGTCCGAGACATAGAGAAGAAACAGAACGGCATGGGTATAGGTGATGATGGTGATCCGTCATACACGCTCGACAGCATGGCTACGCAAGGTGTTGCTCATGTCTTCAAAGTACGTGGCATTGGTCATTACTCTGGTGTGAGCGGTGGAACACCGAAACCTGGAGGAGGAGGAGCCGGTTACATGGGACAAGATGAGTGTGCATACACGATAGCGACCACTCCTGATCAGTACGTTGCCCATGATGTAGGTGCGTTCAAGTTAGGACAAGGTGCAGCTGCCAGGTCCATTGGATACAGCGAAACACTATCCCCTACATTGATGTCTAGTGCTGGTGGTAACTCTGTTCCTGCTGTTCATACAAACATGATTGTCAGGCGCCTTACACCAGTTGAGTGTGAGCGTCTTCAAGGATTCCCAGATGGATACACTGACATACGTTGGTACAAATCCAAGGCTGGGTGTTTTAGAGAGGAGTTGGGTAAGTATGGATGTCCCGAAGAACAAAATGCAGTACTTGAAACCGCAACAGACGGAGCAAGATTCAAAGCACTTGGAAACAGTATGGCAGTCCCGGTCATCAAGTGGCTTGGCGAACAGATTACCAAGGCCAGTGCAGTCATCCGAGAATCTAACGATGGTTGAGCATTACAGGAAAGGTCCCAGTCCACGGAAATTTGCCATGGATTGGGGTCTGAACCCTCACTTGTTCAACGTAATCAAGTACGTTGCCAGGTGCAATCACAAGCAGTACAAGAACCAGGATCTTCACAAAGCAATCTGGTACTTGGTTGTAGAGCTGACTGATGACGAAGAGTTGTCTGATCAGATTGTTGACAAAGTAAAAAAACACTCCCTTAGTTGAGGGAGTGTTTCTTGTTTTATTTGATGTCTAATTGCGTGTTTTATTCCGCGAATGGGTCATCAATATCCTGGGTCTGGGCCTGGGGCTTTGCAGCTGGCTTGATTCCGCTTGACTGCTCGGTGAATCCACCTGGGTCACCGTCCTTTGGACGATCAAGAGCGGTTACATCATCCACGATGATCTCGTACACCTTACGGCGTGTACCATCTTTGGCTTCGTATTCCCTGGTGCGCAGCTTGCCATCGATACCAACCATGCGACCCTTCTTGATGTAGGTGCCAACAAAGTCAGCGACCTGACCAAAAGCCGTCGCGTCAAAGAAGTCCGTCTCCTTCTCGCGACCTTTGCGGTCCACAGCGATACGAAGCGAGCAGATAGACTTGCCAGCGGCTGATGTCTTATGCTCTGGATCAGCGCACAGGCGCCCTGTAAGGACTACACGATTAACCATCGATATCTCCTCCATCAAAGGACATCGATCCCATCTCAACACTCACAGGCGTTGCACGTTTTTGTGGTGCAAAGTACTGGATTACCATGTCGGCAATCTCAAGAAGCGTCTTTGTAGGGATAGTTACATCACCAAGTTCTACGCAACTGTACAGGAAATTCCATGCCTGGACAGGAGTGTAACGCTCGGCTACGGTTTCGTTGGGCGCAGTGATGTGGAAGTACACACCATCAGGAAGATGCTGAATCTTCACAGTGACATTGCAGCTGCGATCAGCCCTTGCAATAGTAATCAATAGAAACCTCCGTGTGGATAATCACGCAAGTATTATATCACCGGTACGTACCTGCGTGGTATCCTGTGGAAGGAGGGATTGATGAACTTTGTAGTTGAGTTGAATGGGTTTATACCTACGCGAGCGACGTCTAAATCAGCAGGTTACGACCTACGCGCTATCGATGACGGGCGCGTGGAACCGAACAATGTTGTACACGTAGCGACTGGCATCAAGGTGTTGCTTGAAGAGAACACTGTGGGCCTGGTGTGCAGTAGGTCTGGGATGGCAAGTAAAGGTGTGTTTGTAATCAATGCACCTGGTGTGATTGACGCTGACTATGACGGTCATGTCGGCGTGTTGTTGTGTAACCTGGGCAAGACCACCTTTGAATACAGGCGTGGTGATCGCGTTGCTCAACTGTTACAGATGACGTTGGTGCAACCAGTAGAGAAGAACGCGCTCAAGCGTGGCACAGGTGGATTTGGAAGTACAGGAGTTTAGATGGCAGCAACACTAAAGCACATACAGCCTGACGCAGAGAAGTTTATGATTCATCTTGCGCGGGTTTCATCGAGTAACCCAGATAACCCTGACTACGAGAAGTTACTCACGTACTGCATCAAACATGGGCATTGGAGCGTGTTTGAGATGGTTGACGTGACGATGGAAATCTACACGTCCAGGGCAATCTCAGCACAGATCTTGCGTCACAGGAGCTTCCATTTTCAAGAATTTAGTCAACGGTATGCTAACCCTGGCAAGATTGAGTTGGACTTGCCATCGATGCGCCGCAAAGGTTCAACTAACCGTCAAGGCAGTGTTTCATTTGAGGATGAAGAAACACAACTTGAGATGGACAACAAGGCGTTGGCATCGATCCTGGTTGCCGTTCGTGCCTACGATGACCTTGTCAAGCACGGTGTAGCCCTTGAGTCAGCCAGGATGGTTCTACCTATGTGTGTAGGCACCAGGTTGTACATGAAGGGTACTGTGCGTGATTGGTTGCATTACTGCCGTGTACGTATGGATGAACATACCCAAGAAGAGCATCGAGAGCTTGCTACGGACTGCTGGAATGTACTGAAAGATGTACTACCAGTAACGACTGCTGCGTTTGAAGCGCATTACATACAGTAAAGGAAAGCGCACCGGGTGGTGCGCTTTTTTATGTTCCAGGCCCGACTTCGTCGTATTGGACATCTTCTTCTTTGTCTTCGTTCTTAATCGCCAGGTGTATGGCAATGGCGGCTCGGACAACGAAGTCTTCTGGTAGTCCATTCTTCAGGCAGTACTGTTTTAGTTTGCTTGCCAGGTCAATGCTGACCTTTGTTTTCAAGGGGACATTGAATGGACCCACATCGTGGATGTTACGTTTAATCATCGATGTCTGGCTGCCTTCTGTGCTACTGCTTTAGGTTGTGGAACGTACTGTTTACCAGCCTTGTTTCCAGCTGCTTTTGCTTTGTTGGTAGCAACCGTTTCCGATTTAGAAAGAGTTGACCAAGCCTTATCTGGAAGGTAGCGTTTCTTGCCTTCACTGGGCGTCCCATCGCTTGTACGCCACTTCTGATCCGTCCATTTCGCTAGACTGTTGTCTGCTGTCTTAGGACCTACGTAGCCACCACCAGATGCCTTGTACTTCTGTGTAGCGAGTTGCGCTTTGCGAGCAGACCATTCACCTGGGTCTCCACCCTTGGTTCCGGATTTGACACTAGCAACAACACGCTTCCATTTTGCTGGGTCTTTTTTTACTGCACTGGACATACCCTAGTATAACAAAAAAGACCAGCGTGGCCGGCTGGTCTTTCTTTTGCAGAGTCCAAAGTTAACTAGGTTTTCTGGCCTTTCGTTAACTGATCTTTCGATCCCTCTGATGTTACCGTGGATGTACCCTTTTTGTTGGCGTCAACAAGATGGTCGTACACGTCCTTCCGCATAAACATCTCTGCGTTTCCTTTACTAGAAGCTGCATCGTGTAACTTTTTAGCAAAGGTTTTAGCGAAGCCAGTTGGCTTAATTGGCTGTCCTTTTTTCAATCTATTGCTTCTTTATCTCCACAGTACGTATTGCGTTTTTGCGTTTCAACTTATCAAGCCCATAACTAACAGCGTATATAAGTTCGGTGAACTGCGGGTTGTTGATCCTGCCAACCACTTCTTTTACGCCATCTCGATCGTAAATAAGCTCCACATATGGTTCATCTGGATTCTCAGTAAAGTACTTTGACAAGACGGAGACTGCTTCGTATAAGTCCTCGTCGTGTCCAATTTTCATTACTGCGTTGACCTCAAACTTCATGCCACTACCTCCCAGTCATCTGCTGTAAAGTCGTTTAAAATGTCATCGGTTAAAGTAACTGCATCCTCTGGATAGTAACAGTCCTCTCCCCGTTTACGGTGATAGCCTACTGATGGACATATGCCTTGACCGTTACCATATGCTCTTAGGTATTCACCATCTCGCCATTCGGCACGTTTAACTTTAGTGTCGCTATTTCTCAATAACTCCAGTGCTTCTAGTCCAGTCATTCTACTGACTCCCACGTAAGTACAACCCAGTCCTTCGCCATCAGGTCCTCCATACTAAGATCGAGCGTGTACTCAATAATCTCGTAGTCATCGCCATGTTCCCCTAGACATCTATGCTTTATAAACCAAGACTCCTCGGTGTCATAGAAGTAATAGAAGTGGTCTCCCCAAGCAACGCGCTTGAATGGCATACCAGCCTTAATCAGATTCATGCAGCTCGACAAAGATGAACGCTTGAGTTTTACTTCACCCTTACTGTGTGCATCCTTGATCCGGTGGACATGACTATCGCTGACATTAAACTCTCTGGCAATGCGCTCCAAGGTATGCCCTTCGGCAAGCATCTCACGAATCCCATCTACTTGGGCATCAGTCAATTTCCTACGCTTATCCATGCTTATCACGCAAGTACGTCCTCAGAAACGTATGACCATCGTGGTCGTTGCACCAAATCTCAGCACTAACCTTCTTGCTGTAGGACTTGATCTTGTACCCATCCTGGTCGAACACATCGTATTCAACAGAGTCACGGCGCACCTTGTCAGTATTACGCTCTCGTTGTCTCTGCTCCTCTGTCCAATTACTTCTTTTCGGCATCTTCACTCCAATGGATAACATCCTCACGCACTGGATCAAACTCACCCAATACCCACTCAGGAGCGCAGAAACTCTCGCCAGGGAGGTTTAACTGCTCCAGGTGATGCTTTTCCCCACCACATACCATCTCGTACACTTCAAACAACTCTGAATACCGCAAGTATTCGTTGTCTTGCCAGTACGCGAGACGCACAGGCTTGCCAATCATCAAATGCCGCAGAGCCTTGTCAATCGTAACCATAAAGTTACCTCCCACGCAAGTATACATCTATTTTTGGGGAGTGTGGTTGTTTCTACAGTTGGAGAAGTAAGAAGTAAGGAGATGTTCTGTAGGGGACGGGGGGAATGGTACATATATACGGGGGTGGGGGTTGCCACACCCCCCACACGCACACAAAAGGAAGAGGAAGTAGGAAGGAGGCAAGTAAGTACACAAGGAACCGAAGGGAGGCGAAGCCGACCGAGGACTCTCGGCCTGAGCGAAGCGAAGGACGACAAGGACGAAGAGAACAAGGAAGCACACACCCACAACCTGGCAGTCTTAGAGCCGTAGGCTACAACGACTGAGCGAAGCGAAGTCGGTTGAAACCCGACCCCTCCCCCGGCAAAAATCGGACTGTGTAGCTGCGTGGCGGTACAAATCGCGCCTATATACCCCGCTAGTAAATCCAGCCCTGATCCAGCCGGAAAAAATAACTGAAAATATATGTCCGACTCGGAAGGAAATACCTGATCTGCTGTCGAACCTATAGACGTTGGAATCGTTCCAACGCTTGTGACTTAGTTGGGAGTATATACGTTATGAACACCGGTTCACGCTTGCAAATCGCACCTGATCTGCAACTTGTAACGCAGCCCTTGACGTGCTGTGATCTGACATCCATTAGCATTCTGCTAGGGGTTGCCGGCGACATTATTACAAATAAGAAATGTCCGGGCTTTATTCAGTTGTTAGACCATGATTCTATTTTGCAGATGATTTATGATAACGGAACCTTGACGCTTGACGGTGATAAAGGGTGCGGGGGATTCTACGAAATCGAAACTATCCTAGACGAAATCGGGGAATGGTTTGGTGATTCTTCAAATGTCGTCTCCTGTATCCTTGGGTATACAAATGAAGAGCTTGGGGTAAATATTCAAGATGACAGACTGACGGCGGAGTCTGCATCTGAAATCATCGCGAAAGTGATTCATTACATCAAATCAGAAATCAATATTACTGATCTTCCGCTGTGCCTTGTGGATTGTTTATACGCTGGGGAATCACGCTAGTTGGGAATCTGCCGGGGTGAAATATCCCCGGCAACTAAAGGAAATACGTTATGAAAAATGCACTCGCTATTTTGGGAATCGTTATGCTGTTGGTAGGCTTTGCGCTTTCCTCAGCTCTATTCGTCTACGTTGCCGTGTTCATCTTTTGGGGGAGTTGGTTTCAAGTGTTCGCACTGTTGGTGCTGGGCTTGACGGCTTATGGTTGCTGGAATACGCTCGGTTGGTGGTGTGCTGTCAATACCTCAGCTGATACTTGCTTGCGGGATCTGGAGGGGAATAAGTAAATGGAACGTAAACCATACAAAACTATCATCATGCGCAAGGCGCGGGCTTTCAAGCTTGACTTGCAGATTCAAGGGAATATGCCGGGATACTGGTATACGCTCTATTTGACCGATGACATCCAGCCGGGGCGGGCGGGATACCAGATACATTCCGGGGATAGCGCTAGCACCTTGGCGTTCCTAAGGGGCTGGGGCTATTGCAAGGATAACCTGTCGGTTCCAACGCTCTAACCCCAACAGATACCCCGACATCCAGTCGGGGTATTTTTATGCCTTCCGATCAGGGCGGGGGAGGGGAGGGGATCAGGTCTGCGGATCCAGACCGACCGATCAGGTCGGCAGCTGCCCGGCGGATTCCAGCCCACTTTGCGGACACCCACCAACGGATTCCAGGTTCACCCAATAGCGAAGCATCCCACACAAGACACGCAGGTATATATGCCAGGTAATTGGAATCACACACCCACACAAGACCACACAGGACTCACGCAAGTACAGGGCAAGGTCTCTGCCGGGGAACGTAGTGACACGGCACTGTCTCCTCCCACACAACTGAGCGTGTTACCTTTTACAGACCCTGAGCGTAGCGAAGGGGATTGGAACGGGGAGGGGGGTGCCTTATCGGCTACACAGGGTGTGTGGTTCCCCTCAACAGGTGAGCGTAGCGAACCTGGTATCTCGTTCCTACCCTTTGCTTTGCGTACACAGACAATACGGTACCTGAGCGTATGCGAAGGTTCCTGGAACCCGACTGGGGGGCCTGGTGCTGTGCTAACACAAGGGCTGCCGCATTCCGGCGTAGTATTGATCCGTTCCGGTATTTTTTCTGAGCTGCAGCGCTGCAGGATCGCGAGCTGAACAGATGACAGGGGCGCTTTGCAGTTCAAAATCGATTTTTGCGGGGGCGTTTTAGGCGCTTGCAGCTGCTCGGCAGTAGGCGCGGGCTTGCAGTACAAAATCGATTTTTTGAGGGCAAAATATCCCCTGGTTGGCATTACAGATATACACCGCAGGTAATGATGCTATACAAATCGCTGGTAAATATTTGGCGTTAGCTGCATCAAAATCCAATACAAATCACCCTTAGATTTACTCCATTGATCGGGATCCGATGCCTTAGCCGTCTTATAACCTGGGAACCTCCGGGCAAATCGTTTGCCTTATTACTTGCGGGGTTACAATCTCGCCTGTAATATGTCTCTGTTCGATTCTGTTTTGAAGTTGGGAGAATTTACGTTATGTCTACCTGTGCATCTGAGGGTTGTAACCTTCATACTGCTGCGCGTTCTAAATACTGCGCTGTTCACAAGCGCGAAGCTGCCGCGGCGTGGCGCTCGATGATCTCGAAGAAATCCGCTGAGCGCGCATTTGATCGCGAGCTCTTGCATTCCCTTATTACCGATAGCGTGGCAAATGCTACCTCGGAAGGTACGCGAGCTGCATCTACAGTCACTGTCGAACCTATAGGCTGGATTACTCAACAATGCCCCTCGAACCGTGAAGCTTTCTATGTGCATTCTGGTATTTGTGGATTTGCATGGGTAAATGTGAAGGGCGCGCGGGGCTTGATGCGTCAAGCGTTCATCGATGCGGGCTTTTCTCCTTCATACTCTGGCACCGGGCTTTCTCTGTGGGTTCGCGAGTTTGGGCAGTCTTATGATCGCAAACGGGCATTTGCGGATGCGTTTGTAGAATCGCTGCGCGAGTCAATCGATGACTGGGGCCAGGATTTCCCGGCTACGTCAAAAATTGAGATTACTTCCGGATCTCGCATCGATTAGCTTCGTCGTTCTATCCCTGCTGGGCTTCACCTGGCAGGGATTCTATAAAGGGGTTTACGTTATGGCATTTAAATACGCTGGGCATGATGCGCGGTACGCTACGCTTAGGGCTGCATCGATCTTCGCTGTTCGCGGGTATGGTTCGGGTTCGCCTGATTTCCATGCATCTGTGGAGTCGATGATCTCGGCTACGGGTTTCGAACCTTCCAAGCTTGACAGCTTGCATCCTTCCACCATTTCCGACGGCGTGGAACGGCGCGTGTTCAATCGGCTACGCTGTGTCAATCACTTGATGTCACGTACGCGGTTGGCATTGTCTCGCCGTCAAGCGTACCAGCTTTGCCGTGTTATCGTTGCAGGTGCGGATCGTTTGCACGTCTGCGATAAAGCGCGTCACGCCTATAAAGCGCTTGATGCAAGTTTCCGCGATATCCCTGCGGAATTTATCCCGGCAGCGGATCGCGTTACTGATCCTCGGCGGGACTGGGAAACAAATGCAACGGATTATTTCCCCGGCGTTCTCGTGTGGCGCGTTCTCGATCTCGATCAATGGCATAGGGAATTTGTACGCGGGCAGGTTGCTTCGTTTTATGAGTGGTATTGGGGGCGGGTGCATGAGTTGGCTACCTGCGCTGATCCTCCTCATTGGGATCCGTATCAACGGTATTTAGATACCATGCGGGACATCACCACTTATGGTGATTTCTTTCTCCTCTGCAAATGGTGCGAGCTTGGCGCTGCCGGTAGAATCTCGGGTCATCCATACCGGGATATCTTCCGCGATATCGCAGAGCTTTGGGATTCTACATCGGGTCCCGGTCGGCAGGGGGACATCTAAATGCAACGGGGATCTATTTGGGGAAAAATGCAGTCTGTTAGTACGTCCTTGCAGTCGGCTGGCGTCGGCGAATACATAGCCGTGCGCATGATCGATCACGTACCTGGGCGATACTGGGGAACCAAGTCGGCGCGGGACATCACGCGCTATATTCTGATCCGTTGGGCCGCTGGGGATTTTGATTCTCTGTTGGCTACATTTTCCGGATCTGTTTAGGGATCCGGATTCCATGCCTACCAGCTGCATACCTGCGGGTGTGCCTGGTAGGCTATTCTTTGGGTTTGTTTGGGGAGAATTTACGTTATGTCTACTAGTCTTGTAGCTGCCATTCGGAAATGGCAAATCCCTGCGGGCGTCTCTGTCACTGAGCGGATCGCCTTCGTAAGGGCGAAGAAATCCCGGTCGCATCCGCTCGCTGATCTCGTTGTCCCTGTGTATGGCACGGACGACGGTAAAACAGGGCCGTGTGCTGTTACCTGGACATCACAGGTATCATGTCCCGGCTACCGTGCAACGGATCTCAATCCTTGCGCTTTGTACAATGCCGGATGTTATGCGACAGAGGGACATTGTGCTTTCACCACGCGCCGGGTTAACGTGGCGGCGCTGGGCGCTGGGGGCTTGCAAGTATCGCCGGATGATGTAGCGGATGCGGAAGCTCAGGCGATTGACTGCATGACAATGTACGCGGCGCTTCCGCTTCGTATTCACATTGTGGGCGATTGCATTTCCGATTATTCGGCGCATACCGTTGCATCTGCTGCTATGCGGTACCAGTCGGTGCATGGTGCGCCTGTTTGGTCTTATACTCATGCGTGGCGCTCGGTGGCGCGTTCATCGTGGCAGGGTGTTTCGATTCTTGCATCGTGTGATTCCGTCGACGACATTCCAGCCGCCAAATCAGCAGGGTATGCGACAGCTTTGGTCGTCGATCAGTTCGATGTCAATGATGCCGGGCGCGCGATACCTTCACCGCTTCCGGATGGTGGTACGCTTTTGCCATGCCCGCAGCAGGTTGCGAAATCTGCGGGCAAATCAGACGTCACGTGCATGAGCTGTCGCCTGTGCTGGCAGGATGATTTTTTGAAGGAGAAAAATATCACGATTGGATTTGCTGCGCACGGCGGAAAATCCAAGCTCATTCAAATGCGCATTCGGCGCGCCGGTGAAAGTGTAGGTGCAGCATCCACATTATAATCATGCTCTTGATCTGGGCCGGGTTGTCACTCCTGATAAAGCTGGAGCGAGATAACCGATAAAGCTCTCCGCTTCGATCTCGATCCGGTGCCTTCCAGGTGCCGGATCTTTTTGCGTCTGGGCTGCTAGGATCGCCAAATAGGCGCGTTATATGCCAGGCTGGCAGATTATCTCGGCAGGGGGATACCTGCGGTATTTGGGCGAAATAGACCGGTATGCTGCGCGGTGGGGGAGTGGGGGACCGGATCCAGGCCCGAAATCAGGGGGACATCGATCCGGGGGGGGAGTGGGGGAGTCGGGCTGCCAGGATTTTGATCCGGTGCCGGTTCCGCGTCCAGCTTTGGGCTGCGTCCAGGGCTTTTCGGGCGCCTGACGGCTGCCAGGGGGCTGCTATCCCCCCTCCCACCCTGCCACCCAGGGCTGGATCACCCTGCCGGGTGATGTTCCTCGCTGCGCTCGGAACCATCACACACACACGCAGGTATTGATGGCTGATAATGATGCTGGGAATCCTCATCCACTCCAGCACCAATTCCCATATTGCATTCCCTGCTTGGATCAACGGCGCCGGGCGAGCGCACACACACACAGCAAGTAATGCTGATGTATATGGCTGAAAATAGTACCCACACTTGCTTGCGGGGTCTGAATAGAGGTGATGTAATGTCCTTGTAAATCTTAGAGGTACGTTATGGAGGCTTGTACATTTGAATAAAGACTTGGTAGAGTGGGAGTCCGGATTCTCAGATCACTGGGATGACCAGGGTCACTACACTAAAGACACAGAGCCAGCCCCCTATGTGTGGGGCTTGGCACTCGACCTAACTGATGCCGTCATCACGGCAGGTGAATGTCTCACGTTGGATGTCAACTCAGAGGAAGATCACGACCTGGTCACAGGTTTGTTTCTTACTTCGCTGTGCGTCTACGTTGAACAAACCAGCGTCAACTTCGATGACGTGTTCGATAACACACACGACTTTGACGGTTGGGCAGAATCAATGATCAATACCGCTTACGACGCCAAGGAACGTGAGTGGTCAATGTCTAAGATACATGAGGTTATGGTAGACAATCTGCCATATTGGTTTGGAGTTAAGTAATTATGGAAAACAAGTACATCGTTCACACAAACAGATACCCAGAATGCAATGTGGTTTTTGATGACTATGGTAAGGCACTCATGGCTGCAGTTAACAGTCCGTATGCCACAACCATTTCAAATGCAGCTACTGGCGCAATTCTGTACGTCACTTACAAGCAAGGTGATACCCGCGTTTACATCACCACTGTTGATGGAGAGGTACGGATCAAGGAATCCAAATGAAATACACACAACGTCCAGCAGTAACTATCGAAGATGCTGTGCAGTCAATCCAACACATGATTGCAACGCTCAACACACTCGCTATGCAATCCAACTCTAACGATCTCAATCCACACTACATGGAAGCAACAAAGTCGTACGAGACCAGCATCAAGATCAACGAGCGGAATGAGCTGCAGATCAGCACAGACTTGGGTTTGTTTGCCAGCATCACTGAACACGATCACTCATTGAATGAATGCCTTGACCTGCCGGTCGGGTATGTCATCGATGACAGTTACAGTACAGTAGCCGAACTCCATCTGCTCATTGACCTGGGTCACACGCTGACCCATAGCATCATAGATGGACTAAAGAAAGAACATACCGGCGTCATGGATTGGTATGCAGAAACAGATGACAGCGTGAAGGCACGGAAGGAGGCTCGTTTTGGAAATGACAATTCGTGAAGCCCACCAGGCTAGTGAATCAATACTAAATGCTCTTAGGTTGGATGCAGATATCGCCATCACTGATGGATACAAACACTTCCGTACAAAGGTTGGGGTCAAGGAGAACAACATCATTGTTACCGTGATCTGGCCGTCATGGAAGCTCGATGTATGCAACTTCATCCTGACCGATGAGAATGCCAAAGATATCAAACTTGCAGAGAAGATTGATAACTGTGACCGGCTTTGGTTATGTACTGAAGATGGCCGACCACTCAATACGTTTGCTATCCGCAATCAATACACTGAGAACAGTTACAAGTGGATACGGGTCGCTTACCTTTACGAGCTGCTTGATGGATTCTTGGAAGGTACTTGGACTCCACCTTGGAAGTGTGGTTTCTGCCGTGATCGCCTAAAAGGCATAGTGAAACCTAACTTTGGCTAGTTACATCTGGTGTATACAACGCCCAGGATGCAGAGAATGGGCGTCTTCACAGACTGTCGCACAGCTTATCGCCTTGCACTACGTTGAGGTGATGAGGGAAAACAAAAGCACGGGGATGGTGTTCATCGATTCTATCCCCGCGCCTTGTGCCAGACCTTCTGTTGCACAGATCATTGACTGGCTGAATGGCAAACACGATGAGCCAAAGAGACGCATGGAATGGGAATTCTATGGAGGTGTCGTTGTCAAGCGTAAACGTGGAACACGTATGCTACGTCCTGCAACACATACCTGGGATGCCAACACTCATCCGCATATTGCATACGCAGCATGGATTGATGCAGTACAACACGACCTGGGGTTGCGGGAGTTGATCGTAAGGGCGCCGGATGCTAGGTCATTACACATAGCAATGCGCCTAGCCGGTTACCAATATGCGCGGAGATACAAGCTGCGCATCGGTATTGTCCGGTATTTGTGGGGATGGTGTCACAACGTGCAGGTTGACACAGCAGCGGTTATGGAGTAGACTTTTCTACACGCTGTAGAAGGATGTGGTGGTGGGCGAGGAGTAGGAGGAACCCACCACCACAGTCGGGAGTGACCAATGAATAGTACCATAAAGCGATCTGAAGCAGATATCCAAAACGCCATCAAGCAGTTGCTTGTATTGCAGGGATATACGGTGCTGGAAGTTGGCAAAGCTCGCCGCAAAGTCCAATGCACCAGGTGTCGGGCCTGGAGTTATCCTACTGGTTGGCAGGGCAACACTATCGGCACTCCGGATCTTTATATCCATGCGCCATGGTGGGGAATGCCCGTAGGTATTGGTCTCGAATTGAAGAAGCCAGGTGGGGCTGTTCGTAAAGAACAAAAGAACCTGGCAGATATGAACATGACAGATATTGTTCGCTCCGAAGAGGAAGCATTGGCTGTCGTGTTGAATGTAGAGCGAAAGTTTGGTTCGGAGGAGAAGGCTAAACGCCTGGAGGTTTTACTAAATAATGTTAGAGAATTTTCTAAGCCTAGATGACTGGGAATACGTAGTCAACAAACGCGCAATAGACAAAGTCTTTTACGCATCAGCACCAAAGCGCGGTGATCGCCTTGGAGCATTTTGTGTAGGCAAAGGTGATCTGCAATACATCATCTGTGGTGACACCGAAGAAGATGTCCGTGAGCAGATAACACTTGCACAAGCTCACACCACGGTAAATACCGATGAAGAGTTTGCTGTTACAGAGACAACCTGGTTGACTCTCTGCCATCAATGGCGCGGCATCCTCTACAAGGGGACAGTTAAGTTGGTGATCAGCGGGATTGATTGGTTGCCACTGAGTGTACTGATGTCTCCTAATGGGATGCTGGTTCCTGATCCGTACACAATGGTCTCCTACGCCGTCGTAGATGGCAAGCCGGTCACGGACAAAGATGGCGCCTTGTACATCGGTGGACATCCTGCTGATGTCATCAACGCACTGGACGAAGATGGCTACGGTGGCGATGTGTTTGATGAAGCTGAATTCCATCAGTCAACATTGATGGATATAAGCGTCACGCACAAGACAGTCTTGTACCGTGGGGACGCGTACGACACCAGGGATACGTTATCCTTGAATCCAAAGTTTGTAATGATGCTTGTGGGTGATCGAGAGGAAGAACTCATCCGCATTATGAATCTATCAAAGGGAGTGAACAATGAAGACTAGAGCGTCAGATATCGCCGAAGAGTTATTGACCCAAGGTCATAACCTACTGCTTGGAGTGAACACACTGAAGGTTATGCTTATGTCATCCGACGAAGCAGACGAACCAGAAGTGAAGGAAGCTTTGGCTGCAATCAATCGCATGAGCATGGATGCCGAAAATATTATCAAAGGCGCCATCCACGTTCGTCGCAACGTCATCGTGTCCGAACCAAAACGTAACTGGATTCAGGACTTTGTTGGGAGGTTTTAGTTATGCCGTTTAACCCGAATGATCACTTGATTAATCTCAAGGGCAAGTCATATCTCGAAGTCAAGTTCCGTCTTGTCTGGTTCCGTGATGAGCATCCTGATTGGGGTATCACCACTGAAATCATCAAGATTGATACAGAGGCTAAGTACGCAATCGTCAAAGCCACCATCACTGATCAGCACGGACGCATCCTTGCCCAGGGTACCAAGATGGAAGACATCAAGGGCTTTGGTGATTGGCTAGAGAAAGCTGAGACAGGCGCCATTGGTAGAGCGCTGGGCATCTTAGGCTATGGTACGCAGTTTGCACCAGAGTTCGACGAGATCACACCAGGTGTAGAGAATCCACGCATTGTTGATTCGCCAGTTGACACTACTACACGCAAAAAGATAACCGCTCAGGCAACAGTGGAAAAGCGCACGATGCGTGAAGGCGGAACCATGCTCAAGGCAGAGATCGCTCGTCTTTGGGGCGATATGCCAAAAGAAGATAACGCCCGGATCTATCAGCTGCTCAGTGGTCGTGAAGACTACGAGATTGATGCAGTGTACGCAGCGGCCAGTGTGCTGAAGGAATGTAAGACCTTTGAGGAAGCGAACGAGTTGATCAACGGCTTGGTCGAAGGCAGGATTGTGAAGGTGGTCGAATGAACATCGACTGGGTAGAGATTGAAGAGGACGGGGTGGTGCATCTGTACCACCCTGAGACCGGTGAGTATGCCGGACCCAAGTCTAAGTGGTTGGCGCCTGAAGTGACATCCGAAGAGGAAGCACTTGCTGTCATGCGAGCCATTGCAGATGTCAAGTCAAAGCAGGTTGGTGTCCAGGCCCGGTACAACTTGCTTATCAAGCAGCAGGAACGTGAGCTGAAGCGATTGCAGAATCGTGAAGCCTGGTTACTCCAGAATTACCAGAACCAACTTGGACGCTATGCAGAGAATGCTTTGCCACGCAAGGCAGACGGATCTCTCCGGCTGAAGACATTGACTACACCTTGGGGTGACATCGCCATCAGGCAGAGTAAAGCACGGCTGAGTGTTGGACATGATGAAGCAAGCGTGTTCTGGGCGCAGGTTAACTGCCCTGGTGCGATCAAAGTCAAGTCATCTGTACTTGTCAGCCTGATACCAGAGGATGTCAAGCAGAAGATGTTTGATGAACCGTCACTTGCAACCATTCACGGCTTTGAGATTACGCCAGAGGAAACCAAGTACGTCATCAAGACTGTTGGATCAGACGAATGACTCATGTAGCAGGAATCATCATCGCGATTGTGTTGGGGGTAACTTTGTTTGCCCCCATGTTTGTCATTGCATACATCGCTACGAAGATAGATGACTACACGAACAAGAGAGAGAGTAAGTGGGATGAATAACGAGGTGGTACGCATAGCGTCCATGCCAGATAGTGTGCGAGTATCCGATGTAGGCATTGTGTTTACATCGGATATTGCATTTGAAGACTGGAGCCGGTTGATGTCTACGCTTAGTAGACTTGAGACAGCTTTCCAGTTTGCGTTGGGTGATGCCTTGAACTACGGGTCATCTGCCTACGGCGAGAAGTATAGCCAGGCTATGGAATCTACTGGTCATTCGTACCAGGCCCTGGCTAACTTTGCGTGGGTGAGCCGATCAGTACTGCACGAGAACCGGAAACCTGGATTGTCGTGGAGTCATCATCGCGTAGTCGCACGTCTGGATCACAACGAACAGAAGGCTGTGCTTGAAGACGCTGCCAACCGTGGGCTAACTCACGATCAGTTAGTCGCAGCTGTGAAGGGTACGCCTGTAAATCCACGAGTCGTAGAATTAGTCAAGGTACCTGAAGGCATGACACCACATGAAGCAGAGCGCCTACTGAAGAACGCACATCAATGCACGGGTGATGTAACACTATGCCAGGAGTGTCCGTTTAGATGATAGGTGTATTCAGTGGACGGTCGTATGGATCACGAGTAGAGAACGTGACGTTCATCAGGCTGGAGACAGAGCTTGTCGAAAACCTGCATCTGTTCCAGCCATCTGACTGGATGGTGATGACGTGCTTGATGATGCACATCGGAAGCACGAATGTGTGCTGGCCGAGTTTGGCTAAACTAGCCCGGCAGACAGGACTCAGTGAGCAAACTGTCAAGACCGCCATCAAACGTCTCTGTACGGTCACTGTGGGGTCTCAGAGAGTACTTGCAGTGAGTGAAAGACGGGCGGAGAACGGACGGCAGACAAGTAACCTCTACATTGTGATGCCAACTCAGGATCAGATAGATGACTTTGAAAAGCAGAGGGAGGGGACAAATTTTATATCCCTGGAGGGGACAGATTTTATACCCCCCATTACATTGAACCAGATTAAGAAAGAAGTAATTACCCCTATAGTCCCCAAGAAGGCTAAGTCAATGGTTGGATTACCAAAGGATGATGATCCAGCATTGATCCTTTACCAAGCCTATAGGGAAGCGCTGTCTTATCCACTGGAGTTTAGTGTTGGGGAGTGGCAGGGTGTTCACCTGGTGTTACGGGAGATGATTCGGTCGGGTGTTACCGCTGATGAGGTTGGTATCAGAACACGTAACCTTCATCGACAATGGAAGCAGTCAACCATGGTTACCGTGCGCTCTCTCTGGAAGCACTGGTCGGCGGCGGCATCGGACAATAGGTCAACATTGCCATCTGCCATGAAGAAGGTGACAGATATCAACGACATGGCATCAGCGGCACTAAGGTCTGTTCGTGGGCCTTGCACAGACTGATACTTGCGGGTACAAAGGACGAGGAGGAAGTATGAGAGACGATACATTTAGAATTGTTTCAAACCTATTGGCTGTAATGCCAGCACAGGTGCAATGGGACGAGCGCGTGGCAGTCATGTATGCCTATGCGCTCAAGGATTGGGATGACACTATCGTAGAATATGCTGTGAAAAAGGCATTGCTTACTTGCAACTTTAGACCAACTCCAGCCGAGTTGCGGAAGATTGCTATGCAGTTAATCGTGCCACAGCTCTCGCCGATGCAAGTCCAAGGACAGATATCCAGTTTCATCATCAAGGTGCATCCAACTCAACGTGATGCATTCACTGAGAAGATGACTAACCAAGGGAAGATGAATCCGATCATTGGTGATGTCGTGAACAAACTTGGTGGATGGCGGGAGACAGCCACCAGGAGTAGCGAAGATAACCTTCGGTTGATCGAGAAGGTTCTTGGTGGATGTTATGACTCCATGGATTTCGATGAGTTGCTGGCATCACCACCTGATGGATTGAAGTCGATTGGCAGTGGTGTTGTCAAGGCGATTGCGTCCGTCACCTAAGCCAGGGGACGAGATCAAAGGCTGTACGGGTGACCCCGTCACGACGGCAGCCTTACTAACCTTCACCAGACGCTATTGTTCCAGACACGTACATTTACACTTACGAAGACAATACATAGCCTGTACAACATCGGACGAGTACGAGACCGTCCTTTACTCCATGGAGTTTTATCTAGATGAAGTCGGAAAGAAACACAACTTACAATTTAAACAACTCAATGAATCTACTTGGGGGTTCATCGAGGGAGATACCTCACTCGATTGAAGCAGAGATGTCATTACTTGGTGCGGTGATGTTGGGTGGGATCAGGACTCTTACAAAGGTGGAGTCTGTTGTACCAGGTGGGTCGCTGTTCTATCGCCAGGCCCATGGTCGCATCTATGAAGCGATGAAGTCGTGTGCAGTAAACGAGACGCCCATTGATATCGTCACTGTGATGGAAGAGCTGAAGGCTAAGGACTTACTTGAGGATTGTGGTGGTATTGCATTCCTGATGCAGATAGGTGAGTTTGTACCTACCGTGTCGAACGCGATGTCGTATGCGGATCAAGTCAGACACGACTCAGACAAGCGATCTATCATCGAGGTAGCCCACCAGATGGTCAAGGACGTTATGTCTGGTGAATACACAGCCATCCAGGTCGCTGATACATTCACCCTCAAGACCAAGGGCATCATGGGTGGCAAGAGTAATGATGCCATCCACCTTGATGACAGCATCAAGCCTGTCATCGATGAGATTGGTAACCGTAAACCTGGGTTCCGCCTTGGCGGTATATCTAGTGGATGGACATCGTTAGACACCGTCACTGGTGGATGGCGCAAGGGCGAGTTGCTGATCCTGGGCGCCCGACCATCGATGGGTAAGTCTGCGTTTGCTTTGAACCTGATGATGAACGCCGCCAAGGCTGGGAAGACTGCACTATTTGTATCCATCGAGATGAGCGAGCAGATGACAACGCATCGTTTGTTGTCAATGCAAACCGGCATCGATCTTACCCGGCTACAGAACTCCGTCTTGTCTCCGTCAGAAATGATGCAACTACGTCAAGCACGGGCAGACTTATTTGATATGCCAATCTACTTGGCGGCAGCTAACCCTATGACAACGCATGACATACGTACCAAGTGCGTCAAGCTCGCCAACAAGGCACCTATAGACTTCATCGTGGTTGACTACTTGCAGATGATTGCAACCCCAGGTATCAATCGTGTGACAGAAGTTGGCAACCTCAGTAGATTCCTCAAGGGCCTGGCACGTGAGATGGATTGTCCTGTCATGGCATTGTCATCCCTCAATAGATCGGCTGACAAGCGCGAGGATAAGCGTCCTGTGATGTCTGACCTACGCGAGTCGGGAGACATCGAGAGTGACGCAGACATAGCGATGTTCCTCTATCGTCCATCCTACTACGAACCTACTCAACTACGAGATGAGATAGAGGATGAGACTGAGGTGGTCATCGGGAAGAACAGGAATGGACCCGTAGGGATTGTCCGACTATCTTTCATGCCATCCCGTGGTACCTTTGCTGAGTTGGAGCCAACACTACTATGAAACGACCAAGGAAACGGGTTAGCAACTGGATGCGTATGGTTTGCTTTGCTTTGTTGCTATCACCAGATCGAGAGACAGCTGCTAGACGGCTAGGCATTACTAAGTTTGCGCTACAGCAAGAAACTTGGCATCTTTTTAAACTATTGGATGTCACAAATGAATGGCGAGCAGCGATGAAGTTAGGGGTAGTGAAGATTGACTACGAGAAGATCCCAGACTGGCTGTCCGTAGACGAGGTAAAGATAATCCCTGGCATGACCTGTGTGATCGGGCGCAGGGATATCGATGACGTGTGGAATCCTATTGATCCACCTACTTCACTTTCTTTAGACGAGGATTCGCTTTCTTGGCACTCGGAGAAGCACGACGGCTTGCAGATGCCAAGATGGCCGCGGCCACCTCGGACGAAACACCTTGTTTCTTCGCAATTTGACCTTGAACAGCCTTAAAGCCAGGATGTTTTTTCACTTACGGATATTACCTTTGTGGAGTTGTTAATCGTAAACGGAAGAGAGAATAACTCACAGAAAGCTCGGACCTTCATGTGGGTTGACCCTTTAATGACAAGGACATCTTTCATCTTGATGCCGTTGTACATTGGCTGACCGTTGAATGTAAGGAGACTTGTGTCCAGGCCCAACTCTTTGAGCGTGGAGCGCACAGGCAAGTAAGTGTTATTACCTACAGTTTGCAACTCGATAGACTTCTTGGTTCCACCTACGTTAATAGACAGATGCCAAGGAATCTGTGGGTCGTCACCTTCATACCAATGGATAAACTTGACGCGAGATCGTCCTGCCATGCAGTTTGCTCGACGCGCAACGGATGTACCGTTACGGCTACCACCGCTGTTGGAGTTACCTTCAATGGAAGACCAAAGCCCATCCTTCATTCCCTCAACGATGAAGATATGCGTAGCATCCCATGCGTTCTTTGGATTCATAACAAGCCCGATTGACGCACGACCTGGTACGTCAGACAACAAGTTGCGTTGTTCTGCAACGTTGAGCCAATGGTCACACGATGCACTCAAAGGCATAGGGAAGTGATCGCCTACTTGATGCGACCATTCCTTAGCAACCTCTGATACAAACGATGCGCACCAGAAAGAACCTACAGGCACTCCGACCTGGAGGTTCCATTCGTCAATAATCGGACTGCGATTGCTTCCTTCTGGCTCTTCTTTGATACCAACGTACTTCCGTGCAATCTCAATGAATATGTCTCGGTCACCCATGTTATTGTCCTGTGATTACCTTTCGTCCTTCACCTTCGGCTATGAGCCTTAGTATATTGGGTGATTCGGTGACTTCATTACGATCCTTGACTCGATCTTTCAAGTATTCAGCCGGAGTCACTTCAACCTTGAGTCCAAGGAAGTTAGGAATCATGTTGGCTAGAGCGTAAGCCAGAGGTGGGCGATCATACTCGTATGCTCGGTAGTACGCATCCATAAACTGCGGGAACACTGTCGGTAACCGTTCGATGAATGCATTACTGAATCCACCATTATCTGCTACTTGTGAACCAAACAACTCACGAACACGTTCCTTGATGAAACTGTCGTAGAAGAATTGAGCCGGTTCGTTTGTTCCGTAATACGGTTCACCAACCACAGACTTAGCCTGGGCATTCTGGATGCCTTCAATGCCACCGAAGAATGCAGCTGGGTCATTGCCACCAAACATTGACACAACGGTGTTGACCAGTGGGCTTGACTTGTACTGGATTTCCTTCTGAAGGTCTTGTACTTGGTAGTACCAAAGAGGCACACCCGACTTCTCTGCCTTCTGTACGTTCTTTGGATCAGTAGACAACATAGCCTGGTACAAACGAATGCCAAGGCGGTAGTGGTCAAAGACACCGGAGGGAGGATCAAAGCGGAAGTCACCTATGCGAACACGTCCAAAGCTCTTGTCTGCGTTAGCCTCTACGTCTGGACTCCAGTTTTGATACAGGATTGCCATCAGCATCATTGCAATCTGAGCGCCAGCAACGCGGAGCCACATACTAAGTCCTAGTTTGCGTACCTCCGGATCAACAGAGCCATTCTTGTACAGATCAAAGACTGGGTTGTCATGCCCCATGACATCACGTACCCACGACAGGTTAGACAGACCAGTGTTGATGAATGGATCAATCAATGCACGAGACATCAACCATCGAGGTGCTGTAAACAGAACCTTTGCAATACGACTTGCGGCTGCATCTTTAGTTGTATCTGTCGAGTATTGGATGTCACCAATGGACACGTTTAGAATACGCGCACTGTCTTGCATTGCCTTCGTAAACTTAGCGGATCCTGGTTCGTATCCTTGCGACAACAATGTCTTGTACCAGTTATCAAACTGGGTAAGAAGGATGGTGTCATGCAAGATGCTGTTGTACCGCTCGAACTGCCCTTGGCCTGGAAGGTGAGCAGTCAAACGGTTCTTCATGTACCACTCGTCGTTTGTACCAAGTTCATCCACATCCATGAGCGTGGTCTTGGTGTCGGCCAGTGTTGCCGTTGGGTCTTCATTACGAAGGTTTGCCAACTCAACCTGGCGCATATCATTGAACCGCTCATCAATCTCAAACATCTGTAACTTGAGACCGGCTTCACGCGCAAGTTCGTATGCCGGGTTGGCTCGCATCTGATCGCCGACCTGGTGATAAACCTCACGTCCGAATTTGCGTGTGCCAATCTTTTTACCATTGACTACGATTTGCATATTCGGTGCAAACCCTTTAAGTCCAGCCACGAAAGCTGCAAAACCAACCTTTGGGTTTGAGAGACCGATGATACCTGCCTGGAGTGTAGTAAATGCTAAGTCTCCAGACAACACCATACGTGTGACGTCGTTTAGGAAGTCAATAGCTGCCCACCACCTACCGTAACCAGATGGGCTACTTCGTGGCATGATGCGCGTAACCGTGGATGGCGCACCAGGGCTGGCTGGTTGGCGGTATACCCGGTTACCCATCGCCATGGTTGGTTCGTATGGAGATTCAAATGCCATCTCTTCTTCACCGGTAGATTGGAACGCCATTTCTGTTTCACGCATAGCAGACTTTGCGGTTTGTTCTGCTTTGTGTTTCATGTACGCTTCAGCCACTGGTGAAAGAACATACTTAGTCAACTCAGTAGGGACACCATTACCTACAACCTTATTGGCAAGAGTGTGTGCTTTAGGCAATACGTAACTATCTGGCAAACCCTGCCATCGTGCCAATGCACGATCAGTCACAACCTTGACAATGCCACCAGGTAATACAATACGCATCGCTTGACCAGTGCCAGCCATGACTGTGTATGCTGGACCGTACATCTTTTGTGGCGCACCTTTACTTGTACTCTGTACAAGATACGGCTGATCAATCGTAGCAAGGTCCATACCACGATCAGTAAACTGCTTTGCTTGTTGCTGTGTCAGTTGTCCGATTGGCATATCGTCAATCAAGTCTTCGACTGCTTCGTACCAAGACTTAGCCTTGTACAACTTGTTTTGCGTAATAGGTGGTAATGCAAAACCGCGAGTCGCACGGATAAGCAAACGCTCGCGCATGGTGCTTCCAGCAAAGTCGCTAGTCTTATAGACTGCGGTCTGATGGTTGTAACCATTACGATCCAGAGCGTCGATAATCATATTGAATGCTTCAGTACCGTCATACTGCCGAACGTTTTCAATAGTGACAACAGGTGGATGAATGCGATCAACGACATCGACTACTGCTTTTGCTGTTGTGATGTCTTCATTCGATTCGGTCTTGGCTGTACTGGCTACAGAGTAATTCTTGCACACCGGTGATGCGTGGAACCATTCAGTCCCAACCATGGATGCAATATCAACATTGCGCACGTCACCAACTTCTACGTGATCTCCATGGTTACTGCGGTATACGGAAGCAATGTTCTTGTCAAACTCGACAGCTTTGATAGGTGTAGCAACATTCTTGCTTCCTGCTTCAATCAAACCACCACCAGAGAAGAAGGTACTCAGGTTAATCTTGCCCATTGAATCCATCACTCGCAGTGGGTGATTGTTCATTGGGATAACCATGTTGTGCAATGTACTTGTGCCACCAACCGAGTGTCGTACATTGAGGAGTACAACTGAATCACGTCCAGCTGCCTTGGCTTGCGCTTTGTACTTGGCTACACGGTCTGTTGCCATACCGTTGTTCTTCAAGTCAACAACCAATGGATTGTTTAGCCTGATGTATGCACCGCCACGACCGACTCCATCAATTCCGCTGACACCATTTGGAATGATGTATCCACCTTCACTCGGCAACCAGGCGTGAGTGTTGTTCGGATGAAACGCCATCGTAACAAACCCTGTGCCTGTGCGAGGCTTCCGCATTGCTGCGCGGTAATCATTGGATGACTGAATGATCGGACGAATCATGTCAAACTTGGTTGACTTATTGATTTCGTAGTCAAGCGCAGATATCAGTCCAGTCAATGCTACGTTGGCTTCATCTGTGTCAGAGGTGTAAAACTCTGCCATCTCAGCAGCCTTCTTGGCATCCGGGGTGTTGTATCCGTAGTAATCCTTTGATAGAACCTCGATGTCAGCGATTAGGTCATCTGATCTATCGCCACGATGCGCAACTTTCAATGCCTTCAAGAGTTCGACGCCAGCCATCATCTGGCGGATCATAACGCGCTCTTCTGACATCAGTTGACCGACAGGCATATCGGCTCGTACATCTGTGTTGAACACAGCTTCTACCAACGGCTTGCCACCGCTCCACTTCCGGTATTCGGGTGTCTCTGTTATGGCATACATTGCCAAGGCGGCTTCTGGTGTGTAGCCATTTACCGTTTGTAATACCGAGTAAGCAAACGATGGCTTGCCGTTCTGATCAAGAACACTGGTTACTTTGCCTTCGGCATCAAGGACTACTCTGCCAGAGTTGACTAATCCGGAAACACCTTTTTTAACAGATGCGACATCTTCTTTTGTCGCAAACCATTGATCTTGGTTCAGTTGGTTCTCGACGTTAGTCTGAAACGTGATTTTACGCGGTGATGTTGCAATCTCTGTGTCATACGACCCAGTGATGGTTGGCTTGTTTTTACTAAACCCTGCGAATAATTCGGGGTTTGATGCTTGCAACTCTCTCATGTGTTGCGTGTAGTTTTGCCTGGTCAATCCAGCAACCAGGTCAAGTACTGCACTGTTAAAGCCATCAGACCAACCCGCAATACGTGTGATCTGACTAGGCGTGATTGACTGAACACTTCCGGAATTCAATCGTACTTGAACAGGCAAACCGGTTTGTGCTTGCGCTTTCATTACGACGCCAAACTGTTTAGTACCACCAGGCATCATGACTTCAATGCTCATGCCCTTAAACAGGCGTTCACTTGTCTTATATGGTGCTTCCCAAAATACTTGACCAGATCGATATTCAGCGTTAGTCGGAAGACCTGCTTCGTCACGCTTTTTAATGACAAGCTCACGTACTCCGTTAAGATAACGACCTACTTCTTCCCATGTATTCTGAAGTACAGGATCATATAGAAGGCGATCTTTTTCTGAGAAGTCTTTGAATGCTTTTTGGGCAGCGTAGTTCTGTGGAAATTGTCCACGCATCAGCGCAGCTTCAAATGCGCCAGCCCAGGCTTCCTCGATGTCTAAAGGTAACTTATTGTCTTTTGCTCTAGCAGCATGATGGAACCGCTCAATGACCAACGCCTTGTTCTTGTCGGACATACCGCGAAGCAAAGCGTGTGCAATCTCGTGTACGGCTGTAGACACGTTACGGCTGGAGAATCCAACTATGACATTGAATGCCGTGTTGTTTTCCTTGACTGCACGGAAGATTGCTCCTCGATACTTATCGTCATACGCAGTAGCCTGATCAAGTACAGCGAATGCCGCAAAACGCTCGCGATAAAACTCGCGCATAAACTCACTGACGGCTTTGTTTACTTCTGGTTCTGTACGAGCAAACTGACGGAAGTACATACCGCGAGTATCAGCGTATTCACCTGGTTTACGGTTAGCCAAGTGTTCCTGTAACTTACCAGTGCTTTCAAATAGGTCATGCGCTCTACCAACTTGTTCATTGACTTTATCCAATGCCCATCCACGCGCAAAGCGATCAACAATGTCCGCAATGTAACCAGCAACTTCTGGCTTGACTTTATACTGTTCCGCCAATACAGCAGCAAACTGCCGTTTGTTACTGACACGAATAGCATTCAGGAGGAATGTATCCTTACCCATCTTTACAGCGGTCTGCACAACTTCCTTGTCATTGATACCGGCTGGTTCAGTCTCAGCGTATTGCAACTGAGTAAGATCATTACCTTCCTTGGATTTAATCTTGTATCCGTATCGTTCCTCACGACTGCCGGTTGCTTGCATACCTTCAGGTAAACGAGCCTCAGTACTAATCCGGTTGAGGTTGAATATTCCCTTTTTAATAAGATCATCAAGCACCTCTTTGTAGGTGTTGTTTAACTCGATGATTTTCTTTTCTTTCTCTGCCTGAGAAAGGCTTGGGTCTTGTTCAATCGCTGTGCGTTCACGTTTGAATGCAAAGATATCTGCTACATTGACTTTTCCAAGTAGATATCTGCGAGCCATAGCTGCACGTCCACGAGTGGTAGACCCTGGCTCAAACTGTGGTGCTGTTGGCTCACCTGCTTCGGATTCTGAATCCGTTTGATAAGCCATGGCTGTTTGCACATCTGACGTGTCATACACATCGTCAGGTTGATCTTCCGCAACTGGCTTACCAGTTGTAGCAATAATCTCACCGGTCTTCTCGTCAACGCTAAGTGTGTAATCACTGACAAATTGATTGGTGACAACACGACTCTTTGGATCTACATCGGACGTACGAAGCGTGTACTGCCACGATGTTGGGTCAATACGTTTAATCGTGATGTCGTGTATAGCGTTAGCCGAGTTTTCATTAATGGTAATAGCATTGCCGATACCAAGCCCTTTGATATGATCGCCATGCCGCGTGAGTGTATTGTTGATACGTGCGCGAATAGGCTCAGGCAACTCATGGAAATCTACATTGTCAGCATCAGGGTTTGTATCTACGGTTGGTGAGTCACCTTCGCGTACTACAGATGTTGCAACCTTTGGTCGTGGGCCTGGACCAAGTGGTCGCCCAATAGGAACAGTTCCAGGCCCAGGCATAGCAGACTTAGGCATCGCGCCATCAGCCGTAGGACCTTCAAAGTTTGTCTCAGCGTCTGGCATACCCATTGATGGGTCGTAACCAGCAATAAGGGATTCAGGCACAGTAAACTCACCAATGCCGTCGTGGTCAACAAGTCTTACTTGATAGCCAAACTTATTACGTCCAACAACAATAGCCGTTTGTGGAACACCTTTGAATTTGGATTGTTCCAGGTTGATATCAATAACGTCCGCATCTTTAAACTTGCCAGATGGAGCAGCAATTGTTGCAACACGCGCAAACTCCTCACCCATCTTGTTCTTTACGATGCCAATCATTGCTTCACGGCGAGCATCATCCGGCTCGTCTTTAGCAGCGCGGATTTCTGCTGCGAAACTATTCTTTACTCGTGCGTAAATAGATTTCTGATCAGGCGTAAGTTGTAGGTGATGAAAATCCTCGCCATCTTTGATGAATGCTTGATTCTCAAGTCCACCCTTTGGTGCTACCAAGTCTGACAAAGATGTTGGGAACATTCCTTCCGACAACTTACCTCTTACAAGGACTGAACCTGGCTTACCAACATTGATAGATCCGCCGTTAGCACGAATGTGTGAACCATCAGGCAAAGCAACAACATACATATTGCTGCTCTTCTTGCCGATTTGCGATACCACGCGAGCTGCAACTGGGGCGCCTTCATCAAGCGCAACCTCATCTGGGAATGCAATCTTATCGGCGTTAGCGAATGCTTCAGGTGTGTGAGGTGCTGGAGCTTTGTTTGCGAGAACGCCTTGCTCCTGCATTACCTCGTCAATACGCTTGGCAACTTTCTTGTCACGAATCTCAGATAGCGGGACAACCTTGATTGTTGACGTAAGGTCATTGTTGATATCGCGGACGCGGACACCAGCGTCACGTGTAATACCCAATATGGTGCGCTGTACGCCCTCTACAGGGTCTTTATAGCCCATGATGGGGTTATGTTTGAATAGGTTGTCAGCAACCGTCAGGTTGAACGCTGCGTTACGAGTGCGCTCTCCTGTCAACGCAAAGTCATTATCTGTGTAAATACTGGCTTTTCGTTCGGTTGGATTGTAAACCGCATACCGTGCGCCAGTTACAATCGGGTTACCTTCTTTGTCTACGCCACCCTTGATGCGACCGCCCAGGTTGATACGCTTCCAGCCTTCCGGAGTCATCGTGGCAGTATCTACACCTGTAGATGGTGCTGTTGCTGCTTTACCGGCTAATCCCTCAACACTAGTTGGGTTGAATTGTGGCATTGCATTAGCACGATTATCCATAAAGTCTCGACCACTAAGTGTGCCAAATACTTTCTTACCAAACTTGGTTTCTTTTTGGAAGAGCGCACCGAAGGCACCTTCCGCAAGTATGTCCATTGCAGACTTACCCGGCATACCAAGTTCTTTTTCTCGATCGGACTGTTTCTTTGCTTGCCAAAGAGACAAGGCGCCTTCTCCGCCACCTTCAACAAAACTGTTTAGGAATGCACCTTGATCAGTAATACCTTGTCTAAGACCACCCAAACCTGATTGCTTATAACCTTGCGCGGCCAGCCGAGTGCTGAATCCTTCCGGTTTGATGCGTGGCGCAAACATAGAAACTTCAAGCGCACTCTCACCGTAACGAGCGGCAAGCGGATACTTATCTGCCATCTCGTTTTGCTTCTGGCTAAGTTTGGCGTTTGCTGCCTGACCAAGCAACATATTCATCGCGCCTGTGCCAGCAAGGTTAGCCAAGTAGTGACCACCGTATGCACCGGCTGCGCCACCAAGGAAACCACCAATAACTTGACCAGCAACACGTCCACCAGGCCCAAGCAATCCACCGATACCGCCACCAATAGCACTACCCGCAGCACCACCACCAGACATAGCGGGTACGGTGATTGGCAGGGCGGCTACAGATCCAGCAAACCGCTGACCTGTTACTTGTCCTGCTTCAAAGCCAGGTGTACCTTCTTGTACAACAGCCGATGGGTCTTGCCCCATCATCCTGGCACCAAGGGCTTGCGGTATTTGAGACAAGCCTTGTTGTCCACCAACTATGCCTTGAGCTGCTGTTTGTCCGTATATGCCAAGTTCATGTAAAGGATCTTTAGCAAACCCAGCACCTGTAATAGGCATCTCGTAACCACTAGCAAATGGAGTACCTTCAGGAAGTTTATATCCTTGATTTTCCAAATCACTACGGTTGAATCCCATAGATTGCATCTGAGCGCGATCAGCTGCTGCAACCTGCTGTATATCTTCGCCATACTGCGCCTTTGCAGATTGGCGTTGCTTACGCATATCAGCCTTTGAAACCCAAGGCTTATATTCACCCTCTGGAGTAAACCCACTAGCCTGACCATTGTTAGCAAGTTCAACAGCACGTTCAGCCATATAGGAGCCAATACGCTGGGCATCCTTAGAACTGATAAGGCCGTCTCTCTTGGACTGCATAAGAGTATCTTTGTACTTCTTACTAAACAAGATGTCATCGTGCTTAGAGCCTTCGTACAAAGCCTTTGTTCGACCACTTAGCGTGTTGAATCCATACCTTGCTTGGAGAGACTGTGCAGTTTTCTCAACTTGCTGGTCTTTAGTCAAAGGCTTTTCGTTACTCATATTCAGATTTTACCAGTCGGGCATTTCCAAACACTACGCACTAGAATGTGCGACCCATATCATCAAAGCGAGGATCGTATGCTCCAGCAGTTGGCGGAAGTTGGCTTTCACCAAAGAAAGGTATATTTCCAAATCCCTCACTACCGCCGTAGTCAAAGTCTGGTGCCATATTCGGCCCAAATGTGCCAGGAAGGTTTTCGTAACCACCACGGTACATTGAGTTTTGTGGCATAAACGGCATTGCTCGACCCCGTTGGTCGATTGCGTCATACAACATTTGATCACGAGCAGGACCTTCAATCCTTTGCCCAGTCTTTTTATCAATCAACCTAGTGCCATTAGGCAATGTATTGGTTGCATCAGCCACTGCAAGGACTCTTTGTGCAATGTCCTGCCATGCCTTTGGATCAGTTGTGGATTGACGACTAAACCTATCAAGGTCACGCCTTGCCGTTTCCATACTAGTAATCTGACCACGCAACGCAGCCATTTCTGGACTTTCTTTCTTACCTTTGTTAGCGGTTTGCTGTTCTGTAAGAAACTGCCTTGAAATAGTAATGGTTCGATCTAGACCACCCATCAATTCCTGTGGACGCATCAAACGAGTTAGTTGCAGTTGGCCTTGCGACACAGATAAGCGTCCTTGCGCAATGTCGTTTGCTGTTCTTTGAATAGCGTGACCAGCTCGTGTCAAGTCAGACTGAACACTCAACTGATGCAGACGGAAATTAAGTTCTTTCTCCTTGAATGCGTTAGCAACTTTCCTGTCTTTAATCATGTCGTAGGTGTTGTTGACGTACGCCTGAATCTTTTGCATCTCAAGCGGGAATGCTCTTTTTGCAAACTCTGTACGCTGAGTCAAACTAGCAGTGTTTGCATTTGAGAAGTCAACCTTAGCCTGGTCAACGTCACTTAGTCCAGTACGTGCTGTAACCGGAACTTGTTCGGAATAAACTTCACGTGGCGTACTTGTAGCATCAAAGCGTTGGTCAGGACGAGCTTGACCTTGGAAGTCTACGTTACCCCTGGCATCCCTCGGACCTTGCATAAATTTAGTGAATCCACTAAGTCCAGAAGGATCCGCAGCCATTTGCAAAAAGTCATTTGTTTTAGCAATCGGAGCTGGAGCATTATCTGCAAAGTTGCCAGCACCAGCCGCTGCCACAGCAAACGGGTCACGTGCTGTGACATTGATGTCTTGTGCCATTGGCGCACCATCAGGTCCTACACCAGGCATAATGTTGCGCCCTGGCTTTAGTCCACCGAATTGCTTGAGAGCGTCAGCGTAGTTGATGTCTTTGGTTTTCGTTGGGTCAATATCACCAAGCCTATTAACCGTTTGCCTTGAACCTTGCACTGCTGACCCAATAGATGGCAACCAGGATTGAGTAATACTATCTATCTCTTCTGGCTTAAAGTTGCCTGACGTACTCAATATGGAACCAATTGAGTTACGTACAGCCGCACGTTCTGCTTCAGCCTGCTGCGGATCAGTAATGCTGTTCAAGCGTGGCATATGCGCAGTCATCAAACGAGTCGCGTTGTATATCGTCTGGTTGCGTAACTTATCTTTACTGGTCTGCGCTTGATCAGTCCTGAACTGAGTTGATGCCTCTTGGTTTTTAAGCATATACGCTTTTTGAAGGTTGCGAAACTCGCTATTCGCTTTATCTTCAAGACCCTTGCGATTGATTTCTTCGCGTCTGATTTTGGCATTGATAAGGTTACTGCGCTCTGACTGTCCTTGACGCAAAGCGTTTAGATAACCAGAACCAAAACCTGTAAATGCACTTCCAAATCCAGAAGATACTGCCATAATTAATACCCCATCCAAACTCTTCGGCCATATTGATCATAACCATATCCATCATCTGATTGTTGATAGTTTTGGCTTGGATCTTCCATTCCCATTCCTGGGTCGTAAAATTGACCACCATTCGGATCGTATCTATATCCACCGGCATTAGAACCAGTTAGTGCGACTCCAGGATATTGAGGCATCCTAATATCCATCTGAGGTTGCGCCGGAGGCATATCGTCTATCGTACTGACCATACCTTGAGATTGCATAAGGTCGTAGTCAGGTTGACCATCAGCAGTAACAGGCATCCCTTGGAACCCACCACTGCTTCTCGTAGGTTTACCAGTAGAATCAGATGATTGCGGGAATAACGCACTCATGTAGTCACGGTTTTGCCTACGTGATTGCTCCATACCAGCGGCTGTACCAGCCATATTCATCACGCCGCCAATCATCTGGGATTCTCGATCTCGGTTCTGCTGAGACATCGCATCAGCACGAGCCTTCTCCTGTGCGTTAAGGTTGTACAGGTTTTGATCTAAGCCCATCATTCCTGATCGACCTTGATTGTAGTAATTGTCACCACGGTTAATCTGTGAACCAGCCATGCCAGCCAATGCCTGAATGTAACCAGGTTGTGAGTTCATGTTGTTCTGCGCGGCGTTGTAGCCACCAGCAGCCTGGGCGCCAATTGCAGCCTGGTTGATTCCACCAAACCCAGATAACGCTTGACCTCCACCCATCATTCCACTGGTTGCCTTCATACGTGCTTCGGCAGCTCTACGTGCGGCTTCAGTGTTAGCGGCGGCTCCAGCCATCTGACGAGTGTTGTATTCGGTAGACAACCCTCGATCAGCAAGTTCTTGCATACGCCCGATTTGGTTTTCGAGCATTGGGTTGTACTTATCGCGAAGTGCTTGTCCTGCGCCCATGTCTGCACCAAACGTACCGCGCATACCCATCATGTTGTTCTTGGCTTCACCCATAGCCAACTGCTGTTGCGATGGTCCACTGCGCTTACCAATGCCAAGTGATCGACCCAGGCTGCTAAAACCCTTTGACAAGAAAGGCATTGCCGCCATCGCTGCCATGCCGTACGGACCGCCAAGGAATCCAGCGGCTTGACCGCCAAGCGCACCACCAAGCAACTGCTTGGCGCCGTACTTCATCAAGGAGTTCTTACCAAAGTCCATACCAGCACCCATGAGTGCTTGCCCTGGATTCTGTCCTCCAAGCATACCCATCACGGCGTTACCGCCTATGCGACCCATAGGTGTGCCAAGTGCGCGGTTAATGTTTTTAAACTGACCGCCACCACCCATCATTCCCATACCGGCGCCTTGAACGCCATTCCTCATTTGATTTACATTAATTGTAGGTTGCTGGTCAAATCCGTAAGTATCTTCTTCTCCTGGATAATAAAACTGTCCTGGCCCATATGTACTCATTACGCTACCTTTGCCCATCCATTGAAAGTACTAAACTTGATACCGATAAACATCGCTGCTTGATACTGCGATGATAGGTTTGTAAACGAAGACAACTTATAGACTGTCTCACCAGATACAGCGTTGATAGTTACAGTGTTGGCGCTCGAATCTGTTTTCATTACTACGCACAGTTTACCAACCCCAGACCCACTGGGCGGTAACGTGATAGTTACAGCTGCCGCACTAGCGTCTACCATTAACAATAGCGGTGCATCTACAAACGTCTCAGATGCTGTTACAACTTTGGTAATCATGTTGACCGGCGCATATGGCAACAGAGGTGTACCAAAAATAGTAGTCTCTTCTATGCTTACACCAGAGACTCCATTGAGTGATCCACTGCCGGTTGTGCCAGTACTGTTTGCTGATGAGTCATCAGGATAGAGGATGTCTATTGACATTATAGCGACCTTGCAATTCTTGCATCCGCACAATGGATGTGTGATGCATACAGCCGGTTAGCCGTGTTAGACCAACCGTAAAGGTTTATCTGCATGACTGTAGCAAGTGTGTTTCTATTGAGGCTACGGATAGCAAACGTGCGGTTGAAGTTGATTGGCACATACCAGGTTCCTGTCCCGTGTTTGTTTATGCCGCTCTCATCTTGAACAGCCCACCCGAATGCAAAGCCATGTTCCGCTGTAATCGATCCTGTTACTGCGGACGAGATAGCAGAGTTGTCCAGGTTTTTGACAACAAATGACGAACCAGTTGCCGACGACACCAAGTAATACGTGTTTTCAGTTGCGTTAGTAACTACGTTTTTACTGAGTCGTACCAGGTCGTTTGCCTTAAACGTGTTTGTCGCGGTTACTGTTGGACCAGAGAAGGTTCCACTTACTCCGGTTACTCCGGTACCCGTAAACATATGACAGTTTAATTGCGACACTTTGTTTTGATTGTAGTATGCAATGCCTTCACTATATGTTTGACCATATTGACGAGAAGTCAGCGACCAATAGATTGGGTTTGTCAGAGTTGTGGTTTGCATATCCACGGTGCTTGCAAGTTTGTAGATTTGACCATTGGTTCCAAGTGCATAGAAGTCGGCTGTGTCATTGCCAAAACTCATGGATACACCACCAGTAAACCCTTGGAATGCACTTGGTACAGTGCCATACGTTGACGTAGTAGGAATAGTCCTCCACCTAGTCCAACCATTGGTGCGCGTGTCAAAAACGTAGATATACGTGTTTACAGAATCACCAACGCCAGGCGCAAAGATAAACAGCCTTCCGTTATGGATGGCGTAACTTATTCCGCGATATGCCGCCGCTGTTAAGTCTGGGGCGCCAGTTGCTTTATCCATAGACAACATCTTGCGCAATTCCATACTTCTTGGAGCAATGGTTCCATTGGTAAACTCAACTACACCAATTGGACTCTGCCACATTAACTTACCAAAAACGGACATAGCCGCCTTGGGCGATATGCACCCAGTAGACGCTTCTGTAATCATTGACTGAATAGTAAATGTGGACGGATCCCAACCTAACAGAGGGTATATACTTCTTTCTCTTACGACCAACATAACAGCACTAGAGCTGTTATTGAAGAACATCTGATCGCCACCGTACGACAACAAAGTAACAATCTTCTCATTGTCAAACTTAGATGACAGAGTAAAACTGGTTCCTTTAAAATCATGGTTAGGGTCGGTTGCATCCGGAACCAAGGTTGTGTACAAGGAATACTCGTTCCCAAAGTTTAGAACCCAGGATCCATAAACAGTATTACCTTTAGATACCCACAAGCGTTTCTGATGTATAGCAAGAGACGTACATCCATTAGGGAATTGATCGCGACCTGGTTCAAGGAAGTGCCCTTGGTCGTAGGGCGCACCTTCGTAAAACAGGTCTCCATCAGGGACGTTATCGAATAACGTAATCTCGTTCCAAGTACCAGACGTAGTAACAGATGTAACTGTTGAAGTCCAGTTAGTACCACTGCTCGATGCACTAATAGGTACTACTGCAATAAGTCTAAACCGTCCGTCTGGAAACACTCCGTTTGCACGACGATAAACCAAGATATGACTATACTTGTACGCTGCAGATGTTGTGTATGTTGGATTATGCCTAAGCCATACAGCATCTGTGCCAGTAAACGCCGTTACGTTTTTGATAGCGAAGGAGAGTACCGCAGGTACATTCGCAGTTAATACAATTGTACGTCCAGTAACGCCATTTGAATCTGTGTATGTTAGCGTTCCAGAAGACGTTGAAATAACAGATAGTTGGTTAGACGCTGGAATAGTATCTGTAACAAACTCACTGGGTGTTGCTGATACTACAAGCGGATACGTGTCCCATTCTAGATCAACAGCAGGGACAGTTTGTGGGTTTAGTATAACGGACGATTTACTGTATGCAGCCGTTGTATGAATTGAGTTGCTTACATTACACGGAAGGGTCTCTAAACCAGTCTGATATACAGTGCCTTCGTGAAACGTAGGTGGACGCAAGTTTGTTTGATCACTGCTATACCACCTGGTAAACGTGTACTCATAATCTGTCTCAGGGGTAAGGTTACCGTTAGAAACAAGTTCTCCAATGGAGAATAGTATTGAGTTATTGATGACATCTGGATATTCGGTTTCACATCGAACATACATATATTGGATGTTGTTTCGTTTACTCTGTGAAATGCCATAGATCTTCCACGTCATGTATCCCTTGTCAGGATCGTAAATGCCATACCCAGTCCACTCAGGAGACGTCGCTCCAGTGTTCTGTAAACCCAAGCTCAGGAATGGTAGGTTTGTTTTAATGGCTGTCGGGAAGTCCATACGCAAACTGATGGTGTCTTCTTTAGAGAAATCAGTTTTTGTAATACTGCTGAAACGAAGACTTGCACCTTTGATGTAACCGGCAGCTAGTGGTGACACCGATGCGTTCACCTGCTTGGCGCGGATGGTTACCAGGTTCTGTGAATCTAAAGCGTTAGATAGATCCGGAACAACGTGATCAACAATGCTATAGAAACATATATTGTCTACGAAAATACCTTGATCAGACCCAGTTGTTTGCGCTGGGTTTCCTACTGATAACCTGACAGATACTTTACTTATAGAACTTGCCCAGGCCCGGAAGTCAACGACAACACTAATGGCTTTCCAGTCATTTGTTGATGTTGCTACAGCGGGTGATATGTTTTGCGTAAAAACTGCTCCTGGTATTGCCGCGTTAGCACTGTCTTTGCCCGTTACCGTAATGCGAACAGATTGATTACGAGGCGCTGTCAGCGAGTCGTTATTGAACATGACGCACTTGAATAAAAATAGTGCAGCCTTTCTCGTTTGGTTGTTAAACGAAAAAGATGGAACGACTTTGTTGAACGACTCTATTGCATCCGTACCTTTATCCAGGAGTAACGACTTGGTTCCTGCATCGTAAGATATGATCTTGCCTGACCCACCGTACCAGTTTGATCCACTAGCAGAGATTGTTTTTACGGTAGGACTACCTGATGATGTCCAGAAAGTTGTACTTGGATTTGACCCAGACGTATCACTTTCAAACGTGTAACCGGTAGTAGTAACTGTATTGGTAATCAGTTCAGCTTCACCAGCATTGGAAAACGTAGCCGTGGTCGTAGGTGAACCAGTAGTTGCTGGGGTAAGAAGTGCACCAGTCGGTGCCACAGCAATTGCAATTGCTGTTCCTGAAATCGTTCTCACGTAATAAGTAACGCCAGCCGTAATGTTAGTAGGCAATGTACCTGTAGTTGTAAATGTAACTGTAGACCCAACGCCCACATATGTTGATACGTCCGTAGCACAAGTAACGGGGGTTGGACCTGACGTTGCAAACGTAACCGTAGACGTTGCAACAGGACTAGATACGAATACTGGATCAAAACCAGTAGACAAAGCATTGTCAATTCCGCGCAGTGAGAATGCGTTGTACGTAGCAGATGTTGTTGGGGTTAGCGCAGCACCACCAGCCGTCGCACTAACAGAGAACGACGATCCAGATAGACCAGTCGCTCTTACGTAGTAAACAGTGTTGGCTAACAACACGGTATCTAGAGATGCTACAAAGACTATTGGTTCGTTTGCAACAAAAGTATTTGTGCTAGTAATTGTTGAACTTGATGCAGCAAATGTCACAGATGTGGCAACTTGTGCGATAGGTCTTATAGCAGCTGTAAGTGGTGTCGCTTTAGGAGTAACCAGGTCAGTGCCGTTTTTAAACGCTGGCTTTACTGTTGGGACAACATCAAGTGTAGTGCCATCTGTGCGGAATACGTTGCCACCGCCATCACCAGGTACGCCATAGACGTACTTACCAAACTGAACCATTCGTACTTTGGCTGGATCAGCAGTTACGGTTCCAAGTAATGTTGTTGTTGTTGCGCCTGTTACAAATTTGCGAATGTTAGCGGTGGTACCACCAGCGGTGCCTTCCGCATAGATGAGGAAGTTGCTTGAGTTGTCTGCTTGGCGATATGCAATAGGTTCATAACTAGAAGTAAGACCAGACAATGACGTTAGTTGCGCTTGCCATCCGGGCCTGGTGACCAAAGCACCGCCATCATTCCAAACATTGATCGCATCTTGCACGTAACCATCTTCCAGGTTATTGGCTTGTATGTTGGTGTTTATGCCAATGAAACGCCTGTCGCCAAACGTGTAGGTTTGACTAACTACATTTGCGTTACGTGTATTATCTGCCATTAGTCACAAGATCCTCTTCTCCATTGTAGTACAAGGGTTTCACTGCTTTTGAATGCATTGTTCAATGTAACCGTAGGAGTAAATGTTGATGTCAATGTCTGCCATGTAATGTAGGCATTGACTAGTGAAGTCGATGGATTCCATGACGTTACTAACGTACCATCGTTTTCAAATAGATATACCGCTGTTGGCGGATAACTAAACGCTACAGCATTTGGCTGTGAGTATGTGTACGTTGTAGTAAGCGTAGCCGCCACGTTATACAACGGCATCAGTGTAGTGTTGTAAGTCCACAGTGAACCGTGCGATGACGTAGCAAGCGCCAGGTCGTAGAAACGGAATACAGGTATCGTGAATGGGAATGGCAGTTGCTGTACTGTTACGCAACTTTGTTGATCCTTAATCCATCCACAGGACCAGTCGTATATGTTTTGCCAAGGTGGACATATACATAACTGACTACCATTAGCAGAAATAGTCGATGTACCGACAATAGAACTTGATAAACCTAGTCCTGTTACCGCAGCAGTAACGGTTGTCG